TCACCTTGCGAGCAGCGCTGTCATGGAGAAGAGCTGCGCGAACATGGGGACAGTCATCAGTAGCGTCAGCGCCGCGCCGGTTGCCAGAAGCACCAGCCAGAGATAAGGGTTGCGCTGACCTGCGCCCGCAACAATGTGCCTGTGGTTCATCACGCGAACGACGAAAATCAACGCGACATTGCCTAAGACGAGTGACAGAAAGCCGTAGGTGCGGGCAATGGTTGGATCCAGGCCGCGATAAACCAGCAGTGCATAGACACCGAGCACGGCAAGAGCAACGATGGCGCCAATCGCGAAGCACTGGATCATTGCCTTGCCCGGCAGCAACGCAATGCCGCCAGCTCGGGGCGGCCGGCGCATCAAGCCGTCGCGCTCCGGCTCATTTTCAAAGACGAGCGAACATACGGGATTGATGATCAATTCCAGAAAGACAATGTGTACCGGCCCAAGAAGGGGGGGCCAGCCGAAGATGATCGGGATCATCACGGCGCTCACCATCGGAACGTGAACGGCGACCGTGTAGCTGATCGCCTGAACGAGGTTGTCGTAGATGCGACGACCCAGGCGGATCGCGGTGACGATTGGCGCGAAGTCGTCTCGCAGCAGAATCAGTGACGCAATCTCGCGTGCGGCCTCGGCACCGCGATTGCCCATCGCGATACCAATGTGAGCCGACTTGAGCGCAGGTGCATCGTTGACGCCGTCTCCCGTCATGGCGACCACGTCGCCGCGCGCTTTGAAAGCTTCGACAAGCCTTAGCTTTTGTTCCGGCCGGATGCGCGCGAAGACACTGGTCGTGAGAAGCGCATTTTGAAGCGATGCATCGTCCATCGTGTTTAGCGCCTGACCGGTCAGCAGGTGCCGGGGGTCGATGCCGACCTCCGATGCAATCGCTCGTGCCGTGGACGGGTAATCCCCTGTGATCATCACGACCCGAATACCTGCTGCACGGCAATCGCCGATCGCTGCGGCCGCATCGGGGCGCACCGGGTCCATCAGACCGACCAGTCCGACGAAACTGAAATCGAACGCGTGCGGGTCTGTGGGCCACGGTGAGCCGGGATGATTTGCCTTGGCCACACCAAGCACGCGCAGTCCGCTGGACGCCATGCGTTCGGCTTCGGCAAGGATTGCTTCGCTGCCGGCACCGTCGAGATGACAGAGCGTACAAACGGCTTCTGGTGCCCCTTTGCATGCGATGGCGTGGTGCCCGCGCTCAGGTGCGTGCCATGCGTGCGCCATTGCGGGCAATGCCGACGATAGTTCGTATTCATGGACGAGCGTCCAATCGGTATGCAGGTGCTCCGCCGGGCGGAGAAATTGACGGCTTGTCTGGTGAAAGGCGCGTTCCATCGGATCGACGGGCTCAATCTCACTGGCGAGGACCAGGTATTCGAGCAGTTCCTTCAGTGACTCGTCGATTTGCGGTGTGTTCGCATCAATGATCTGTTTCCGCCCTCCGGCCCAAAGGACGCGAACGGACATCAGGTTTTGAGTGAGTGTGCCGGTTTTGTCGACGCACAATACCGTGGTCTGGCCGAGTGTTTCGATCGCATTCATGCGACGCGTCAGAACGCCGGCGGAGACAATGCGGCGTGCGCCCAACGCCATGAACACCGTCAGAATCACGGGAATTTCTTCCGGCAGGATTCCCATTGCCAGCGAGATGCCGGCCAGCACGCCGGGCAGCCAGCTATCGTAGCGCCATCGATAGAGCACGACCAATGCTGCGCACAGCAGTATCGCGAGCATGGCGAAACGCTTGACGAAAAGGCCCGTCTGAATTTGTAGCGGCGAGCGGCCTTCCTCGATGGTCGACAGCGACTTGCCTATCCGCCCAAGCGCCGTTTGCGCGCCTATCGCGCTCACCGTCATCCAAGCCTGACCCCGCACCACCATCGAACCGAAAATGAGCCGATTATCTTCACTGTCGATCGCGCTCTTTGCGACCGCCTCCGATTCCCCTGTCAGCAGTGACTCGTCAACGCACAGACCATGGACTTCGACGACGACGCCGTCTGCGGGAATCCGTGCACCTTCGTCGACGAAAACCAGATCGCCCGGCACCAGTTCGGCAGCGGATATCAAACGCCGCTCACCATCTCGCAGCACCTGTGCACGCGGTGCAGACATTTCGCGAAGCGACGCCAGAACGCGCGCCGTTCGATGACTCTGCGCCGCCGTCAGGGCGACGATGGCGAGAACGAACCCAAGCAACAGGAAGGCTTCGGCCGCGTCGCCGATCACGAAATAGATCGCGCTCGCCGCGAGTAGCAGAATGAACATCGGCTCGCTCAGTACGTCGCGAGCGGAATTCCACCAACTGTGGCCCTGCTGTGAATCGATGATGTTCTTGCCGAACTTGGCCCGCAGGCGCTCGACGTTTTCGCTAGAGAGACCTTGGCGAGCGGGGGCGCGAGGGCCCATGGCAACCGCCTCGCGCGCAGACATGTCGAGCGTGCCTGAATGCGGCTGAACGTCTGATGATTGAGGCATCTGCGTGGCGTCCGATCCGGAAGAAGATGCTCACGAATTCCGGTGTTGATGTGGGGAGGTGGGCATTTTGATACCACGTGAGAGTGGCAATTGAAAAGCCTAAAACCCTTGATGGGCGGCGCCCTCCGGCATTTCTGCCCTCCCGCGTGACGCAGCCTCAATTTGCACGAAATGCCCTCGGAATGCACAGATTTCGCATAGGTTTTGCCCCCAAATTGCGGCCAAACTGCATATGGGTTGCGGCATATTGCGGGAGGTAGAAAGAACACGCTGTATTTCTTCCCAAGACATTGGCGCAGCGGGATTTGTGGCGCTCCCGCGCCCTAGAGAGGTTGCCCACTAGAGGAACCGAAACTCCCCCCCACGTGGCTCATACTGCTTTCGAGTTGCAGACTACAACCCGAAAGTAGAGCAACAATCGGGAAATGGCTCGCAATCCCTAGAGATACTCAATAAAAATCAAAGACTTGCGCTTGATTCCCCTAGGCTAAACTCGTTGGGCAACCCGAAACAACCCGAAAGTCCAGAGCTCCGGTTCATCTAGTAGGAACTATCGTTCGCCGCAGGGCCTATTCGGCTACGAACAATTAGGGGCCGACTCCTACTTACCGTTGCCAGCCCGTTTTGCCGAGTGGGCCCCTTGTTCCGCCAATAGAACCCCCATCTGGTCCATTGCAGATCGGCCCTCTGGTGATGAGTGTTCATAGTTGTCCAAGAGGGCACGTGCACGATTCGAAATAGAGCACTGCGCGTTTGCCGCCCTCTTTCCCGTCAAGACGTATAGAACATCCGCTCCCGTGTCTGCGAGCGACGCCAAATATTGAGCATCCGGACTCCGCTCCCCCTTTTCGTAATTCTGCTGTGATCGAAGGCCAACACCGCAAGCATCGGCAAGCGCTTGCTGCGACATACCTAGGCGCTCTCGTTCCTCTTTCAGGCGGACAAAAATTTTATGCATGATTGTGCGCAAAAATACACTTGCCGTTACGCACGATTGTGCGTAATATGAACTTCACACGACGAATGATCGTGCGTAGTTCAACAAGTTTACTCAAAAGGGAGAGACATGCATCCGGAATTTATAAAAGCGGCCTTGCGAATCGAGGGATTTTCTGCTGCTCGCCTTGCTGATGAGTTAGGTGTTTCACGCTCAATGGTGACGCGGGTACTTGATGGAATTGCCCGCTCGCAACGGATTGAGGCCAGGGTGGCTGCGATTGTTGGTCGCCCCATTGAGGAGTTGTGGATCAGGGAGTCTAAGCCGACATTGCGCCGTCGACCGTGTGAATCCCCTGATATGGCAGCTTAGTTCAAGGCCGGCATATGCAAACAAAGTCGCACTACACGGCTGCAGAATTGGCTGCAATGCAACTTCAGGGGATGCCAATAACCGAACAAGGCGTTCGGTTACGCGCGAAGACGTCAGATTGGGCGTCGCGACTGCACTCCGGGCGTGGCGGCGGCCTAGAGTACGCCGTGACTTCTTTGCCAAAAGCAAGTCAAGAAGATCTGTTTCGACGCAGCGCGAGCGTAACTGCCGCTACGACGTCAAATCGGGTGGTGGATGGTTGTGATGTTACGGCCCAGTGGGACTTGCTTGTGACCGACAAGCAACTGCTTTGCAGTCAGGCTCGCAAAGGCGTTTTAATCGCGCTTGAGCGGATTAAGGGCGAGTGCGGCGTGTCTCGTAACACGGCGATGGCGGTGTTGCTAGAGCGAGCTCGAAATGGGCTGCTTGACGATTCTCTGACCATGATGCTGCGCGCCGCCCGTGATCCGCGCGGCCGTAACGGTGACGGTTTCCCGAGCTTTACGACACTCAAGCGATGGTTGGGCAAAGAGAAAGTTGGTTCGCTGGTGCCAAAAACTGTGCAAAAAGACTTGTCCATCAAGCCTTGGTTTGCCGCCTGGCGGGAGATCCATAACGTCCCGGAGAACCCAACGGTTGTGCAATCGTATGCTCGGTTTGTAGCCGTCTATCGCGATCGCACCGATATCGCCTGGACGATTCCCTCGATCCACCAGGTGCGTAGAGCCCTCGAAAAAATGGACCCTATAACCCGCGAAGCAGGTCGCAAAGGTCCTCGGGAACTCAAGAGCCTTTGCGCATTTGTTCGACGCACGTTCGATGAGCTGCAGCCCAACGATATCTGGACTGCGGACGGGCATACCTTCGACGCCGAAGTCCAGCATCCGCTGCACGGTCGTGCGTTTCGACCGGAAGTTACGTCGATTGTTGACATCGCCACCCGGCGCGGCGTGGGGTTCTCGATTGCACTCTCAGAGTCGAGTCTCGCAGTCCTCGACGCACTCAGCAATGCTGTAACGCGAGAAGGCGTCCTTGCGATGTTCTACGTCGACAACGGGTCCGGCTACCGCAATGCCATGTTGTCGGCTGCTGGCACTGGCATGGCGGGCACGATCGGCTTCGAGATTCAGCACTCCCTGCCTTACAACTCGCAGGCACGCGGTGTCATCGAGCGTTTTCACAAGACGCTGTGGGTACGTGCGGCAAAAGAGTTGCCCAATTACGTCGGGGCGGACATGGATCGCGAAGCGCGACAGGAGAACTTCAAGATCACGCGAGCGGCGATCAAGCAGGGCGGCGCGCTGCCATTGGTTGGCTGGGACCAGTTTTTGCAGTACTGCAACGAATGTGTCGCGCAATACAACGCTACGCCGCACAGTGCGCTCCCGAAGATTCGAGATCCCCAAACGGGCCGCATGCGCCATATGTCACCCGACGAGCGTCTTGCGGACTTTCGCGCAAAGGGCTGGGAGCCAAACATGCTGGGCGTCAACGAGGCCAAGCAGCTATTTCGACCGCGTGTGGAGCGCACGGTGCGCCGTTGCGAAATTCAGTTCTTGGGCAACCGTTATTTCGACCGAAGCCTCGAAATGTTTCACGGCGACATGGTGCACGTTGCCTATGACATTCACGACTCGGGCGTGATCTGGGTTTATCACCTGGACGGCCGATTCATCTGCACAGCCGATGCGGGAGCGAACGAGCGGCCCTATTTCCCTGTGTCGGTCGTTGAGCGAGCCCGAGAAAAGCGCGCGGATGCCAGAGAGCAGCGCCTGCAGCTCAAGCTCGACGAGGTGCAAGCCGAGCGTCGCGGACATCCGGCACTGCCGCTCCATACCCCGGAGTTCCTCGATATCCCAGGTTTGGGAAGGCTTTCCAGCGAGGATTTGCGGTCACGGGTTATCGACGTGGAGAGCAGGGAGCCCGATGACACAGCGTGTGCGGCGAATGTCGTCGAGATTCCCGAAACGGCGGAACAACGCTTTGCCCGCTGGCAAGCACTGGACCGACAAATTGCAAATGGAGATATGCCAGACGAGCAGCAACTGAAATGGCACAGCCTGTATCAGTGCAGCAAAGAGTACGCAGCGCAAAAGCGCCGCGCCGAAGATGATGGCGAGTGGCAGCTCGCGAACCAAGGGTAAAGCAAGGACGAATGATGTCTACAACAGGAACGAATGATGACGCAGCTTGAACAGAAAAGTCAATGCGCGGGTGCTATCGCGCAAATTACAAACCTCGGACTGTGCGACGTGGCAATCGAGCGAGCGACCACGCGTAGCGCCAACCTACCGGGGCTGATCGGTTTCTATGGCCCGTCGGGCTGGGGCAAGAGCATGGCCGCAAACTATATCGCCAACACACGGCGTGCGCGTTACGTGCAGGCCAAGTCCGTGTGGACGAAAAAGCATTTTCTCAAGGCGGTGCTCTTCGAGATGGGGATTCTGCCCGCCGCCACGATGCCGGAAATGGTGGATCAAATCGCGGAAGAACTCGCCACCTCAAGGCGTCCGCTAATCATCGATGAGATGGACTATCTCGTCGCCCGCAAAGCAACAGATTTGGTGCGAGATCTGTACGACGCCAGCCATACGCCAATCATGATGATCGGTGAGGAGCGCCTGCCAGACAAGCTCAAGGAGTGGGAGCGAATGCACGGACGCGTCATGCATTGGGTTCCCGCCGAGCCGGTCACTGTCGAGGATGTTTACAAACTGCGCCCGCTCTACTGCCCGAACATCAATATAGGCGAGGACTTGATGGCCCGACTGGTGGAACTCGCACACGGATCGGTTCGCCGTGTCTGCGTGAACCTGGAACGCATCCAGGAGGCCGCTATGGTGCAAGGTGTCGACACGATGACACTCGCAACCTGGGGGAAGCGCGAGCTTTACACCGGCCAAGCGCCGAAGCGGAGGTTTTGATCCATGGCACGCAAACCTGCTCATATCGAAATGGCTGGCGGCAAAGGCCCGCGCCAACGCGCCTGGGAAGCGATTCGTCAGAATGCCCCCGACTTCACTGTCCGCGAAATCGCTATGAAATCGGGCGCAGACAACGCCACAGTACGTACCTACGTTCAGTCGCTTGAGCGCGCTGGGGTGATCGAGGTGCTTAACGCCCCGAAAGTTATTGGAGAGCGCAAGCATTACCGCTTGGCCCGTAACACCGGTGTCGAAGCGCCCCGCGTAGATCGCCAGGGCAAACCGGTAACTGCCTCGCGCGGCAACGAAAACATGTGGCGGAGCATGCGCATCATGAAAGAGTTCACGCCGCAGCACTTGGCACAGCACGCCTCGAACGGTGATGTCAGTGTTTCGGAGGGAACCGCCCGCGCCTATGCTCAGGCGCTAGCGCGCGCGGGGTATCTGTCGGTGGTCGACCCTGGGCACAGTTTCATCCGTGGCAAGGGCGCGAAGCAAGCCCGTTACATGTTCGTGCCGTCCCGCAATACGGGACCGCGCCCGCCGATGATTCAGCGCAAGCGCTCAATCTACGACCCCAATCTCGGAAAGGTAGTTTGGCAGGAGGCTCCAGACCATGACGAATGAACCTCTTTGGTTATGGATGCTTCGCAAGGCTGTTGATGCATCGTCGCAGGTCAAAGTGGCCAAGCGACTTGGCGTAGCCCGATCTGCGGTAAGCATGTCGCTGTCGGGCCGGTATCCCGCCAGCACCGCGCAACTGGAGCGCAAGATCATGGGGAAGCTGGGTGAGCCGCTACTGTGCCCGCACACACAAGCAGAAGTCACAGTGACTGATTGCTACCAGATCGGGGGCAGCGCCAAGCCGCCAGCAAACCGTCCCTTGGAACTGCCGCACTGGCACGCCTGCCAAGTGTGCCCTCACAGCGTGAAACGAAAAGGAGATGCCGGTGAAAAGAAGGATTAACAAATGCGGTTGCACAGTGCGACGGCACGACCGTCTGATTCAGTCGAAGGTATCGCGAGAGATCCGCGGTATCCGCCGGATGCCAGTTCGCAACGCCTACGGAGAACCCATCGCGATGAGTGAGCGCGATTGCATGTACCTGTGGATCCGCGACGGTCACTTAGAGGTGGTAGTCGATCCCTATACGCAGCGCGTTGGCGATAACTCGCCGAACCATGACGAGAACCGCCGCGCACTGGAGACGCTGGTGGTATCCAGTTCACGCGTCACTCGCAGCGAATTTCGCTCATTGCATCGACTCGGCCGCACGTTTCTTACCGGACGGAAGATTGACTCGCATGGCCTCGCTTTCGACAAGGAGTGTTGGCTGCAAGTAGCAGCGGACTTGTGGAACGCTCAAGGGCGGGAATTCGTGATGAGAAAAGGAGATGCCGGTGAAAAACGAGACTAGTAATCAAGGAACAGCAGATCGAGATCGCGGGGCCTTGCAAGGTTTTCTTGCAAACGCAGCGGTCGATAACTCTGTGGGGGCCGGCAATCAAGGCATGTGGCGAAGCGCAGTTTCGATTGCCTGCGCAATTGACGAACTCTGTGAGCGTGGCTTCGAGGCAATCGGCTTTCAGTCTTGCAATCACTCGACACCAACCATTCAGATTTGCGTGAACGCACAATGCGCCGCTCTGATTGAGCGAGGAGAGGCGACCTACTACTACGAGGGCTGGGGCAACGGAGTACGCATGCGCAAGGGGCAGTTTCACATAGGCCGCGTCCGCGTGATTTGGATCGAGAGAGGGAACTAAGGCGGTAGTAGGCGTTTTTTCTGGGGTCAAAATCAATGCAATTTATTTAGGAATCCTATATGAATAATACGAAAAATTTGCTCGCATACATCAAAAATCACCCCGGCCTAACGGCTGCGGAAATTGCCGAAGGTACGGACCTGACCACCGACCATGTGCTGGATTTGCTCGGTCCGGAGATCGAGCAGCAGCGGGTCCGAGTGGAACTGAAGCTGGCAACGCCCGTGGTGCCCATCCGCATCTACTTCGCGTCTGAACAGGTGGCAGAGGAGCTTACGACTGCTGAAGGGGGCGAGGCCAAAAGCGTCGTATATGCCGAAACGCGAACCGGTGCTTTGTGTTTCGGCTTCTTCCCGGACGGGCGAATGTCTATCGAAAAAGGCTCGCAAGCCGTGCATCTGACCGCCGACGAGAGCGCGCGTTTCTTCCGTTTCATCGGATCTATCAACGTTGAGCGGGCGATGGGCGCCCGCCACGCATAAGGGAGTATCAAAAACATGGCAAAAAAACCTCGCTTGAAGGCTGCTGCGCAGGCGTGGGCGGCTCAATCCGACGCCGACGTCGCCACGACCATCCGAGATATCGGTGACGTTAATCGCGAAGTCATTCGTTTGCAGGCGGCGATGAACGACGAAATCGCGATCATCACCCAGCGATACCAGGAGCAAATGTCTCCGTACCAGGAGCGTCTGCTTTCCATGCAGTCGGGGGTTCAGGTCTGGTGTGAGGCAAATCGGGAGCGTCTGACAGATGGCGGAAGGGTGAAGTCCCATAACTTCGTGACAGGCCAGATTCAGTGGCGTATTCGTCCGCCTAGCTGCTCGGTACGCGGCGCGGATTCTGTGATCGAGCTGCTCAAGGTGCGAAGCCTGGATCGTTTCGTTCGCGTCAAGGAAGAGATCAACAAAGAGGCAATCCTCAACGAGCCGGAAGCGGTCAAGGATGTGCCCGGCATCTCGATCAATACAGGCATCGAGGATTTTGTCATCGAACCGTTTGAGCAGACCGCAGACGCTCACTGACCCGGAGCGAAATCAGATATGGCGTTGCTTCTGAAGTAACGCCTTTTCAATAGGTGAAAAAATGTCTACCCCGGTAACAATGAGTTTTGAGAGCGATACGCACAAGGTTGTGCCTAGGCACCTAACGCCGGAAATGATCGCAGATGCGGTGATGAGCACTCTCATACCTGGGCCCGACACTGACGCAGCGTTGGCGCGCGAAGCCGCCGCGCTAGTTCTATCCCGAATGGACAAAGGCGTCGGCATTGCGCTGGAAGCACTAATCACCGGCATAGCACCGATGATTGCTGCGTATCGCAGCATGCTGGCGGTAGCTCCGTTACCGCTGAACCCCGGGTTCACCTGGGAATATGGCGAAGAACTGCAAGAAGCGCATGGCGACGATACGTTTTACGACATCGTGTTCGATGGTCCAGCGGGCTCGCAGTCGGGACGATTCATAGAAGTCGAGAATCCGGAGGGGAAGTCCATATGCGTTGGCCGGTGGATTGATCGCGGTGACGGGCTTTGGGCATTTCGCATTCCGTCCCCTGCGGTTCAAAAGCGAGAAAAACAATGACTGCAAACAAGATCGAAACATTCGATGCGGCGTTGAATCCTTGTCCGTTCTGCGGCGGCGACGATTTGGAAATCATCAATACGCACACCGCTTCGTTCTGGGTTGAATGCGTTGACTGCAACGCAAGAGTTCCCGGCGGATATGTCAAAGGCCCACGACGTGACGACAGATTCCACTACGACGCTTGTCCTGACGGCTCCAGGTTTGACGCTACCTATGACGAGCTTCACCCGGAGTACCAGAAGGCATTTAGATCTGCCGTTCTCGCGTGGAACACTCGTGCTAGCACGCCAGAAGCCCGAATCTCGGGCCAAGCTCCGGAAGCGCCTGGCATGTCGCCGTACCCGGCTGGCGTCGTCGTCGGCGCGTGCGTTTGCGGATCATGGCCCGGCGGGGAGTGCCTGAAATGCACCGTGCTTCCCGCGAAGATAGACGGGGATGAGCGGGAAGTGTTCGAGCGCGAGATTGTCCGGCACATGCAATGGATCGCGCGAGAACCTTCCCCGTTCCACCGGCATAACGGCGAGTACATGGGGCCGATTGAATGTGCATGGGACGGCTGGAAAGCCCGCGCGACGCTATCAGTGAATCACAGTGAGGACAAGCGAGATGCGCATCCACAAGAAAAGGGGGGAGAGATGAAATATGAGCAAATGAAACGAAATGACACTGAATTGAGCCTGCTGTGCGCTGCCGGTCGGATTGTCTCGTTCGTGCGAAAGGAATTTCCTGAGCTGAGCGTTAAAGCCCAGATCGAGGTGATGGGGCTGGCAGCTCAAGAAGCAAGTGCTCGAAGCAAATCTGACGATATTCGCGCACTTGCAATAAGACGCGGTTCACCAGGAATGGCTTATCCCGCAGACGGCCTATTTACTGAGATGGAGGCGAGGGATGATCGAATGCTTTCAATAGCGTTCGCTGTAGAACACCCATCGCTTCGATCTGGCTGTCGGAAAACTCGGGGCGTGCCAGCTTTCTTGAAATCATGCCTTCGACGTGTTTGTCGAACAGTGTCTTCAGTTTTTCGGGCTCTGGGTGTGTTTGAGCGACGCCGACGAGAAAGGCCATGAGAACCTCCCGTTCGGCAATGAGATCAAGAACTCGTTCATGGAGGTATTCCAAGATTTGTTGGGGCGTGTATTCAGCTTCACTCATCTATTTCCTTTGGTTGATTAAGTGTGTCGCGCCTATTGCGACGGTGACATGTTACTAGGAGTGCAAATGAGTCAACTTTCACGCGAATCTGTTGCTGCAATCGAGCGTGAGCTCCGCTTGGCGCACGGATACATCTACCTGCAATGCGACGATTATCGCGTCTGCGTGCGCGTCGAGCCCTTCAAAACCAGAACCTACGTGCTGTCCGTGTACGTAGATGGTTGGATCCGAGGCGAATGGTTGAAGGACGACTGCGAGCACAGACGCCGCTTCATGTGTCCAAAGTCGATCGCGCTGTATGCGAAGAAGCAACAAGCCGAGATCGTCAAGACGTTCGGCAAGCGTCAGGCGGCAAAACACTTTCCCAGGCTTCACGAACGTCACGAGTATTGGGTGCCTTACTGGACTTCGGCACGTTCCATGCTGCGGCATTTCTGCGCGAACAGTCAGAAGGTGACAGTGCTAAGTGTTGGCGAGCCGTTGCCGAAGGAGGACGCAGCGGCCAACGAGGAAACTCATGAAGACGGACCTAATCATCATAATGCTCGGCGTGGTGCTCCTCGCATTACTGTGTCGGAAGGAACTGATGAAGTGGTTGCGAAAATTCATCTAGGCGGTGCGGAAGTACTCCGGGAAATCTTCCCCGGCCTCGCGGGATCAAAAAGCCCGCAACCGGAAGATGAGATATCCGGCGAATCGCTCTAACGGTTACTGTCGCGGCGGCTTGGTCTGCCCCGCGACAGATGCCTGCCAGGCAACCGCGTTTTCAATCTCTTTTATCATGACGCGCAGCGCGAGCTGAACGTTACTCTGATCGTCAAAACGGGATAGCGATCCCTGCAATGTTTTAGCGACGTCGCCAGCGTCCAACATCCCTTTGCGGTGAAGCGCAGCGATCATGGCAAAAAGCGCGACACGCGACGCCTCGCCCAGATCGCGCTCCAGCGTCACAATATCTTCCACCTTGAGTAGTCGCTCGTTGATCTCCTCTAGCGTCAACGGCGGCTCCTCTGCCAAAAGCCCTTTATGGGCGACGTCTGATTTACTTTTCATCGCGAGAGACGTATAGGTATGGCGCAATGGTGCACTGCCGGAGTTGGTCAGTGTACCCGATACGTTTAACCTCATTGACTCCGGGGCGCTTGATGATCTCTCGCGGGACACTCGCAAAAATCCATATCGCAAAACAGCAACTTGGCATGGACGACGACAGCTATCGTTCGATGCTGCTTTCTATCGCCGGTGTGACGTCGGCCAAAGAGCTGGATGCTCTTGGCGCATCACAGGTTCTGCGCCATATGGAGCGTTGCGGTTTTCGTCCTATCCAGTACTTCGGGCGTCGTCCTGTCGTGTCGTCTGGACGAGAAGCGCAGATGAAGAAAATCGAGGCGTTGCTTGCCGAGGCGGGCCGCCCCTGGAGCTACGTGAATGGGATGGTCAAGCGCATTTGCAAGGTGGATGCTATCGCTTTTTGCGATAATGAGATGCTGGGTAAATTAATTGCCGCACTCCAGATTGACGCAAATCGGAGGTCAAAATGAGTCTCACTGAGGTGAAAGATCAACTCCCGGAGTTTGTTCAGTACCTGGTCAAACTCATTGGGATGCCGTCAACCGTGAAACTCGTCGAGAAGATGGGCGGAACAACGTTTCCGGTTGCCAAGCGTCTGTCGCGCCAGGGCGAGATCCGGTACGAGCTGCTCGCGGAAGTGGTCGGCGGTGAGGCGGCTGATCGGATCACGGAGCACTTCGGCGGTGAGCCGCTGTACATCCCGAACTGCACGCAAGCGCTTCGGCTGCTGCGGGATCGCAGTATTCGCGACGATTTTGACACCCTGACGCATGAGTGCAGCGCAAATGCAGCGGTCGTCAAGCTTGTGCAGAAGACCGGATTGTCGGATCGGCATATCTGGCGAATTCTCAAGCAAGCCGACGTACCGGCGTCGCAAGACGAACTGTTCTAATTCGTCCTCACCCCCTCCCACGATCCCCGCCCCGGCGGGGATTTTTCTTTGTCACTGACGCTGGTTGGCTATGGCGGGTATCTGCGCGTGACTAAAGTGAGCCTATTAATCTTCAACGCTCACTTTTCCATGGCAACGATTTCAGCAACGCAGGCAGGAGACATCAACGCGGTGGCGCTCCTTGATGTCATCGCGGCCTGTTGCCTCGGCATTACAGCGGCGAGCGCGTCGGGCAGCGGTTACGACACGCTGCTCGTTGATGGCGAAGCGCAGGCAACGACATTCCTCGATTTCGGCAAGTACCCGGACCGCTACGGTAAGCCCTTGAGTGCGGGCCGGTATCGCATCTCTCGTGCCGATTACGCCCGCCTCTCGGCGGAATTTTCGATCATCGACTTTTCGCCGCGCTCTCAGGATCGGTTGGCCCTTCTGTGCTTATGGGAGGAGGGAGTCATGCCGCTCATCCGGGCAGGACAACTTCATGCAGCGCTGGATGCGGCCAGTCACGCTTGGCCGGAGTTGCGGGTGAGCCCTCTTGCGACGGAGAGGCACCTCTGGCCTGAACTGGTCGGTATCTACCGCGCAGCGGGCGGCACGCTCGCTATCGGGTAACTGAGCCATGGCGCATCCGAAGAACACTCGCGACAAGGTACGACATGCCTTCGTGTACGGCCGACTTTCGCTGGAAGTTGCGGCCATGAGCGCTGGCGTCTCCTTCGACTCAGCCCGCCGCTGGAAGACGAAAGCGGCCGAAGCCGGCGATGACTGGGACAAAGAGCAAGCCGCCCAACTTCTGTCCGACGGCGGCGTAGAGGGGGTTGCACGACAAATGCTCTCCGGCCTGGTGCGCCAGTATCAATCAACGATGACGGCCATTGAGACGGACGAAAAGATCCCGGCGGCAGACAAGGTCAAGTTGCTGGCGAGCCTGGCCGACGCATACAACAAGACGATTGCGTCATCGAAGCGGATCCTGCCAAAGACGCAGGAGCTCGCCATCGCCAAGGGCGTGGTCACCCAGTTCGCCGCGTTCGTGAAACAACGCTATCCCCAACACATGCAGGCGCTTGCAGAGGTTTTGGTCTCGTTCGGCAGGGATCTCGCCAAGTTCTACGCGCAACAAGACAACGAGTAAGGAATCGGGAAATGCTGATTAAGGTAGATCGAAACCGCGCGGTCAATACCGAGCACATCGTCTCGGCCAAGATCGACAACTACGGCGACACATGCCTGGACATTGATTTAATTTCCGGCGAGAAGCTGCGCGTGCGGCATATGCCGCACTGTTATGACGGCGTCGACGTGTACAAGCTGCTGGACGAGATTGTGAGTGCGCAGGATTGATCGCACATGAGATCCGCCACACTCACCGAAAAAGACTTCCTGGGCGACCTTGAGGAAATCGCCGCATCGCTTCGCCGCGATATTGATGCCTGGTCAACTGGGCTCGATCCCTCACCCGCAGCGCGGCTCGCGCGCCGTAAGCGCGTGCTCGCCGACGGTGACTTCCAGTTTTTTGCCTACACCTACTTCCCGCACCACATTCGCGGCGAGCCGTCGCTGTTCCAGGCGCATTTCTGTAGCCGCTTCCCCAATGTTCTGTGCCAGGCACGCGGCGGGCGTGAATGGTGGGTGGCGCCTCGCGGCGAGGCTAAATCGTCGCTGGCTACCAAGATTGGCCCGACTTACATCGTCGCCCAGGGCCTGTTGCAGCGCCCGGAGATCCAGGCGGAAGTCGGCTGGCAGGGCGAACAGCCGCCGTTCCTGGACTATCTGATTCTGCTGGGTGCGGAAACGTCGCTGCCGACAAAACTGCTTGAAGTCATCAAGACCGAGCTGACCGCCAACGCGGCACTGGCGCTCGACTTCCCGGAGATCTGTGGCAAAGGCCCCGTGTGGAAGGTGGGCGAGTTCATCACCCGCAACGGCGTCAAGGTCGAGCCGTTCGGCGCGGAACAGGCCATTCGCGGCACCTTCCACGGATCGAGCCGCCCCAAGGTACTTTTTGGCGATGACCTGATTACCGATGCAGAGGCCAAAAGCCCCACCGAGCGCGAGAACCGATGGACGTGGCTGGAGAAGGCCATCGACTATCTCGGCCCGCCGGACGGCACCGTCAAATACATTGGCGTTGGCACTGTCTTGAATAAGGACGATCCCATTTCGCGTGCGAAGCGCAGCGTCGGGCACGTTGTCCACCACTTCCGCGCTATCGAGCAGATGCCCGCCGACATGGACCTGTGGGCGAAGTGCGAAGAGCTTATGCTCAATGACGACAAGCAGGCGATCGAGTGCTCGTCGTCGGGGGCGGAGGTTATGCCCGATGATAGCTTGCCATCGTACCAATTCTACGTCGAACACCGCGAAGCCATGGACGTCGGGGCAATCACGTCATGGCCCGCTGTGCGCACCTTGTATTGGCTTATGCGCCAACGGGCCAAATCGCCGCGCGCCTTTGCCACGGAAATGCAAGGCGACCCGCGCACCGAGGAAGACAAGGTGTTCGGCCACATTACCCATTGGGTGCAGCGCAGCCGCGACTGGATGATCTTTGGCGCGTGCGACCCGTCAATGGGCAGAGGGGAAAAGTCCGATCCATCCGCTATCGTGATTGGAGGCCTGGATCGTGTCAGCCGCAAATTGCACGTCATGCATGCGTCCATCAAACGCCGGGTGCCCTCAAAACTCGAAGCAGATCTGATCGCTGCACAGCGCGAATACCGCTGCCAGGCGTGGGGCTTCGAGAACAACAACGCCTACGAATGGGCGCGGCAGGATCTGGTCCAGGCGGGACTGCGCGCTGCGGTTCCCCTGCCGCTGGTAGGGATCACGGCCACCGTCGCGCCCGAGGTGCGCATCGATTCGCTTGAGCCGTTCATTACGGATCGCATGTCTCCGTCGATCCTATTGCATGCGTCCCTCACCGGCCTACTCGCCGAACTCGATAGTTGGCCGGAGCCGCAGGGCGCGCACCACTACGACGGCCTGACCGCGCTGCACATCCTGTGGATGATTGCCCAGTCGCGCGGGTATCTCGCAAGCGAGGGCTATATGGAAGTGAACAAATACGGCCGCGACAGAGACGACGTCGGCGGCGACTTTGGCAAAGGAGCTTGGTAGGCATGGGACGCATTGTCGACATCAACGGCAATCCAATCGACGATAGAGTGCTGCACGCGCAGCAGACGTCGGAGCTTGGGTGGATCACTCGCTCGTTCGACTCTCACCCGGCGCGCGGGCTGACCTTCGATCGGTTGCACAGTTTTCTCGCTGCCGCAGAGCAAGGGCACCTCACCGAGCAATCGGACCTTTTCGCGGACATGGAGGAAAAGGACGGCCACATTGCGGCTGAGATGAGCAAGCGCAAGCGCGTGCTGCTGACGCTCGACTACGACATCAAGCCGCCAAGAACCGCGAGCGCGGCCGAGAAACGCCTGACGGTGCAGGTGCGTGAGTGGATCAAAGACATGCCGGAGTTCGAGTCGCTGCTGCTCGATTGCCTGGATGCTATCGGCCACGGCTTTTCGGCGCAGGAGATCGAGTGGCAACGCCTGGGCGCGCTCTGGTATCCCAAGGCATTTCACCATCGCCCGCAACGCTGGTTCATGAATCCGATTGAAGACCGCGAGCAGATTCGCCTGCGCGGTGCTGAGATCGACGGTCTGCCGCTGTGGGCGGCCGGCTGGGTGGTGCATCGCCACCGCGCCAAGTCCGGCTATATCGCGCGTTGTGGTTTGCACCGAGCGCTGTGCTGGCCTTACCTGTTCAAGAACTATGGGTTGCGAGACTTGGCTGAGTTTCTGAACATCTACGGCTTGCCGTTGCGCGTGGGCAAATATCCGGGTGGTGCGGGCAAGGACGAGAAGGAAGCGCTACTGCGTGCCGTCAAGGGGATCGGTCGCAATGCTGCGGGCATTATTCCGCAGGAAATGCTCATCGAATTTGAGCAAGCGGCGGAAGGCTCTCATGTGCCACACATGGCAATGATCGATTGGTGTGAGCGCACGATCTCCAAGGTGATCCTGGGCGGCACCCTGACCAGTCAGGCCGACGGCAAGTCTTCCACGAACGCGCTGGGCAACGTGCATAACGAGGTCCGCCATGACCTGATGACCTCGGACGCGCGGCAGTTAGAGCGCACGATCACGCGCGATCTGATCTACACGATGATCGTGCTCAACGTCGGCCCCATTGACCGACTGCGCTGCCCGCGCCTTGAGTTTGAAACCCGCGAGGTGGCCGACATTCGGATGTATGCCGAGGCGCTGCCCAAGCTCGTTGGCATGGGGGCCAAGATCAAGCGCTCGTGGGTTCACGAAAAGCTCTCGATCCCGGAGCCGGAGGAAGGCGACGAGCTGCTGTCGGTGCCTCGTCCGGAATTGACGATGCCGCCAGAGATGCGTCCGATTGATGTGCCCGCGCCCGGTGCCAAAATCGCCGCCAATTCGAGCGCCGCATCACGCATTCGCTATATCGCGGTCACGACCAACGAGCGTGGCGAGACGGTCTACGCCGATCAACAAGCGCTTGACGCAGCGATGGACGCCTTACCTGCCAATCAAATCAACGATGGAGTGACGCCGATGTTGGCCCCGGTCATTGAGGCAATCCACAACGGCGCAACTCCGGACGACGCCATGGAGCAACTGCTCGAAGCCAATCCGCAGATGGATGCGGGGGAGATTGCCGAGCTGCTCGCGCGCGCCATGTTTGCCGCTGAGGTCTGGGGCCGGATCCATGGCGGTTGATCTGGCCTTTGCCATGACCTTGCCGCCGGAGAAGGCGATCGCGTATTTCCAGTCCAAGGGCTACAAGATCGGGTTTCGATGGCAGGATGTGGCCGCGCAAACGCACGCGCGCGCCTTCACTGTGGCGGGTGTGATGAAGGTCGACATCCTGCAAGACATTCGGCAGGCGCTGGACAAGCAATTGCAGCAAGGCCAGACGCTGGCGGACTTCAAGCGAGAACTGTCGCCGGTGCTGGAGCGTAAAGGATGGCTCGGCAAGGGACTGATCGTTGACGAGGGCACGGGCGAGATCGAGGGCAAGCGGTTGAATCCGCGCCGCCTGGAGACGATCTTTCGTACCAATCTGCAATCGGCCTATATGGCCGGACGGTATGCCTCGCAAATGGAGCACGTCGACACACACCCCTATTGGGAGTATGTGGCGGTGCTCGACAACCGCACGCGGCCGACGCACCGGGCGATGTCCGGCCGAGTGTACCGTCACGACGATCCGTTCTGGTTGACGTTCTACCCGCCCAACGGGTTTCGGTGTCGCTGCCGGGTGCGCACCCGCACGCGTGCGTATGTCGAACAGAATGGCGTGCCGGTGTCGGACAGCAACGGACACTTGGTCGAGGTCGAGATCATTGACCGCTCGGGGCGGAAAACGCGCGCGGTCGCTTACACGGATCCCGTGACGGGCAAGAAGATGATGCCTGATCCGGGCTTTGGGGCGAACCCCGGCGCGCAATGGGCCAAGCCCTTCACGCCGCCCCCAGTGTCAAATCTGCCGCAAACGTTGCCGCCCGGCGCGTCGCCTCCCGTGCCTGGCGCACACGAGATCAAACCGAACGATCGCCTGCCTGCGAGTTTGTCGCCCGCTGAGTACGTCCAAGCGTTTCTGAAACGGCTGGGTGGCACCATGGGCAAATCGACGGTGTTCCGGGATATTGCCGGTGACGCGGTGCCTGTGTCGGACTGGCTATTCAAGGACGGGGCGGGAAAGTGGTCGAGCGTGGCGGCCAAGCTTGGCCCGGATCTGCCGCTGCTGGCACAGGCCATCGAAACACCCGACGAGATCTGGCTGACGTGGGCGCAGATCGGCGAGCGCTGGGAGTTGCGCCGCCGCTACCTGCGCGTGCTGCGGGACATGGCCGGCCGGTGGGGCGTGGCTGCGTTCGACCTGGGGAAAAGCGGCTGGGCTGGTCAAGTGGAGTTCCCGGCCACGGCGACAGACACCGAGCGCCGCACCTATATAGATGGGCTGCGCGGCACGTTCCTGCGTTATCAGCACCACCAACGGAGTCCAGGCGATGCGTGATCTTGTCATTGACGATGTTGATTTCACCGCCGCAATGGAGCGCTATCACGCGCTGCTGCGCGACGCATCGCCTCTCATGGGCATCATCGCGCAGGAGATGCATGAGGCCGTGGAAACCAATTTTGCCGCGCAAGGGCGCCCCAAATGGCTGGGCCTGAGCCCGAAGACCTTGCGCAACCGCCGTGAAGCGGCTGGCTCGGGCAAAATCCTGCAACTGAGCGGCCGACTCGCAGCAAGCATTGTGCCGCGCCATGACGCCACCACCGCACGCGTAGGCACGAACGTCGTGTACGCGGCAATTCACCAGTTCGGCGGCTCGATCGAGCGGCATCCGATGTCGGGTTATGTGCGCTTGCGCAAAGATCGCAATGGTGCGCTACTGCGCCAGCAAGGTCACAAGCACTTGGCAGTTTTCGCCAAGGACAGCCACAAGCGTGTCAAGGTGGTGAAGTGGACGCGCAGCCAGGGCTGGACGATCAAGATTCCGGCTCGCCCGTTTTTGGTACTCACCGAATCGGACTGCCTCGGCATCGAAGGCACGGTATCGGACTTCCTGCGGCGACTATTCGACCACTGAGGCCAAAATTGGCCCGCGCGCAACATCGGCGTTCTGAGCCGATGAGGGAAGCCGGGTAGGCGCAGGTATCACCTCACTCGCGCCATCGGCGCTATCGTGTTCAACCCCCCTGTCAAAATCGATTTTGTATTTCATTCTCCCATGCGTGCGGCGCAGTTCTCTGCGAAAGCCTGCGTGATCGCAAAGATCATTGGCGCGCCGAGCACTAGCAAGCACACCCGCTGACAGTCCCCCACAGGCGTCAAGCCGCCTATGCCGCCACGATAGCGGCATGGCAAAACACCTCCTCGCCTCCCTATCGTTAGAGATTCGCCCCGGTTCCGGCACGCTGCAATTGCTGCCAGCGGGCGAGTTTCGCGCCAACGATGGTCGCCCCACTGAGTGCGACGCCTGGCGCGTGACTCCCCAAGGAGCGCAGCGCCTCGTCGCTGCGTTCGCCACCCGGAAGAAGCCGATGGTGCTCGATTACGAACACCAGACCCTGTCGGCCGCCACCAGCGGCATACAAGCACCGGCCGCCGCTTGGATCAAAGCGGTGGAGTGGCGCGAGGGCGAGGGCCTCTTTGCGACTGACGTGGACTGGACCGCACGCGGTGGTCAGTACGTCGAGGCTAAGGAATACCGCTTCATCTCCCCGGTGTTCACCTACGACGCCGACGGCAACGTGCTGCAACTCATCAACGCGGCGCTGACCAACAACCCGGCACTCGACGACCTGAGCGAAGTCATGCTCGCGGCCGCGAGCCGTCTGGCCGACACCGCGTCGCCCCCTCACCCCCCGACATCCCCTGAGAAGGAGTCTCACATGAAAGCACTGTTGGCCGCGCTGCGGCTGCTATTGAAACTGCCGGAAACGGCTACCGAAGAGCAGGCGGTGGCCGCGCTCAATGCGCTCGCGGGCAAGGTGGGCGCTACGGCTGCGGCAAGCGTCGATCTGGCCGAACTGCTAGACGAGCGCGACACGCGTATCGCAGCACTCACGAGCGCCGTGCCTGATCCGGCCAAGTACGTGCCCATCGAGACGATGACCGGGCTGCGTCAGCAGATCGCCGTACTGACTCATCAGTCGCAGCAGGGCCAACTTGAGACCGTCATCACGGCCGCACTCTCGGACGGACGCTTGCTCCCGGCACAAGAGTCGTGGGCGCGCGATCTGGGCAAAGCGAACTTCGGGCAACTGACGCAATACCTGCAAACGGCCGAGCCGATTGCAGCACTGCGCACCACGCAAACGGGCGGTCGTGAACCCGGCGGTGGTGAGCGCACGGCCGCGATGGACGACACCTCGCTGGCCGTGTGCCGCCAACTCGGTCTGACGGCCGATGTGTTCAACAAGGCCAAAGGAGATGCGAAATGACCGCAACGGCACAGGATCGCAACACCCCGCTCAAGGATCTTGAACTCGTCGGCGTGCCGGTCAAGGCGGGCACGGTCATCCGCGCGGGCGTCATCGTGTGCGCGGATGCAACTGGCTACGCCATTGAGGGCAAGACGGCCGCCGACCTGACGTACCTTGGGCGCGCGGATTGCTTCGTGGATAACACCAAGGGTGCGGATGGCGCGACCGTCGTCCTCGTGCGTCGCGGCAAAGCGTTCAAGTGGGCCAATGAGCCGACCGACCCAGTAAAACAACCGCTGCTCGGCAAGCGCTGTTTTCTGGTGGACAACCAGACGGTGGCTGCGACCGACGGCGGTGGCAAGCGCTCGAAGGTGGGCGCGGTGGCCGGTATCGACGCCGACGGCGTTTGGGTCTTCTAACTCAGTATCACGACAGGGAGTCAAGCGAGATGCTTGTCAACGCACAATCGATCAATCAGATCTTTATCGGTCTGAATGCCCATTTCAACAACGCTTTTGATGCGGCGCCGAGCACGTGGGAGCAAATCGCGATGCGCGTGCCATCGACCGGGCGCGAGGAGCTGTATGCCTGGCTCGACCGCTTCCCGCAGATGCGCAAGTGGGTGGGCGAGAAGGCCGTCAAGGCACTCAAGGCGCACGGCTACACGGTGGTCAACGACGACTTCGAGGCTACCGTCGAGGTGGATCGCAACGACATCGACGACGATCGCCTGGGCATTTACGCGCCGCAAGCGCAGAACGCAGGCTATTCGGCCAAGCAACTGCCCGACGAGATTATCTATGAACTGGTGAACAACGCATTCACCAAGAAGTGCTACGACGGTCAGTATTTCTTCGACACCGATCACCCGGTTGGCGATGGCGTGATCTCGAACAAGTTCAACGTGCCGCTCACGATCGACGGGCAGGCGGCGGCGATCGCCACCTTCGGCAAGGTACGTACCGCGCTGCGCAAGGTCAAGGACGATGAGGGCCGACCGCTCAATATCTCGCCCAGCGTGCTGCTCGTGCCCCCGGCGCTGGAGGATATCGGCAATGCGCTGATGACCAATGATCGCCTGAACGACGGCAAACCCAACCCGTACAAGGGCACCGCCAGGGTGGTGTGCGACGCACGCCTGCTCTCGGACACCGCTTGGTTCCTGCTTGATACGAGCAAGCCGGTTAAGCCCTTCGTGTACCAGGAGCGCAAGGCCCCGGTGTTCGTGCAGCAAGTCGACCCGCAGGCCGAAGACGTGTTCATGCGCAAGAAATTCAAGTTCGGTGCGGAAGCGCGCGCCGCTGGTGGTTTTGGCTTCTGGCAACTGGCCGCTGGCTCGACCGGTGACGGCAAGTAAGTCCCCTCTATATAGATAGGCACGACAAAGATGACCCTTCAGAAACATCCGGCCATTTCGGTGGCCGCCACCGCAGACACATTCCGTCGCGTGGGCCACGTATTCGGTCGCACGCCGCAGACATTGGTACTCGCAGCACTCTCGCCCGAGGCGTATCGCGCCATCACCGACGATCCGTCGCTTGTGGTGGTGCCTACGGCGATTGAGCTGAGTGCGGAGCGCGCCAAGGCACTCCCGTACCACGACGCCACCCACGTGCGCGACGCGCTCGCATCGGTCGGCACCCTCACGCTGGATCTTGATGACGAGGACAAGCACCGCACGCTGGCCCTGGAAGCGCGTCAGGCCGAACTCGACGCGCAGTCGAAGTCATTGGACGAGCGCCAAGCGGAGTTGGACTCCCGCGAGCAGGCGCTTGATGCACGCGAAAAGGCGCTGACGCAGACGCAAGCGACCGACACTGCCAAGAAAGCCGACGCGGCAGGCAAGACCGACAAGCCCGAAAAAGCCGGGAAGTAATCGCCATGAGCTACGCGAGCCGCGAGGAGATGATCGAGCGCTTTGGTGAGCTTGAGGTGATCGCGCTCACCGACCGAGATTGTCAACGTCAGATTGATAACGGCGTGCTGGACTATGCGCTGGAAGACGCCAGTGCGGAGATGAACACCTATTTGGCTGCGCGTTATCAATTGCCCGTCAAGACGCATGCTCGCTTTCTGGCGGGCCTGTGTTGCGACATCGTGCGCTATCGGCTCAGTGGTTCCTGCACGTGTGAAACCGATCCGGTACGTGTGCGTTACAAGGATGCAATCCGGTTTCTCGAACGCGTGGCTGATGGCGCGGCCACGTTGGGCCTAGACGTCACGGACACAGAGATTCAGGCGGAAAACACGGTGCAGTTTGATCTGGGCACGCGGATTTTCAGCGACTCGGATCGAGGTGGTTTCTGATGACTGAGCCCACCGCCGGGGCCTATGTGCCCATCGTCACCGCTGTGGAACTGGCGATCGTCGACCGGCTCTCGCGAGGCCTCGGTCGTATGGTTAGGGAGGTCAAGACCTATGGCGGTGAGTTTGACGATGAGGAACTCGACCAAGTCGTGCGGCGCTTTCCGGCCGCGTGGGTGACCTTCGGTGGTGTCCCCCGCACCGGCGCTGAATCGCTTGCGCGCTCGAAGTACAAGGCCGAGGCAATCTTTGTGGTGATGGTGGGTGCGCGCAGCGTGCGCAGTGAGGCGGCGAGCCGCCACGGTGGCCCCGACCCGCGCGAGGTGGGCTCGAACCTGTTGATCTCGTGCGTGCGCCGTCTTCTGAATCAGCAGGACATGGGCCTGCCGATTCAGGCGCTGGTGCCGGGTGCGATTCGCACGGTGTTTAACACCAAGACCCGCGCCGATGCGTTTTCCGTCTATGCGCTGGAGTTTCGCACCGCCTGGATGGAGTCGTCGTTGTTTCTCGGCACGTTCCCCGCAGAGGATTCGACGGCCCCGATCGATGACCTGTTCGCCCGGTACGGGGGGCAGATGGACCCGCCTAGCCCGGACTGGCAAGCGACGCTCATGCGCTACTACCTGCACCCCGACCAGAAGGGACCGCCCAATGCGTCGGATCGAGTACTGATGAGAGACAAGGAAAAATCATGAAAGTGATTGCACGAGACGGGCTCCGAGTGCCCAGGGAATTTGCCGCACGTGAGTACATCACCGACGCCCAGGCGCAGGACGTGCCCGATACGGCGTACTACCAGCGCCGCGTTGCGGAGGGCGATCTCATCGTCCGTGACGCAGTGCCTGCCGCGCCGGTAGATCCGAGCGCCGCACAGATTTCCAGTAAGCCTGCGAAAGGAGCCTGAGCATGGCAAGCGAACACATTGCGTTTGACACGATCCCGTCCGGGATCCGTAAGCCGGGCAAGCACTTCGAGTACAACACCAAGCTCGCGGTGCGCACACTGCCCACCAATGAGCAATCGGTGCTGATTGTCGGTCAGCGCACGGCCGATGGCACAGTCCCCAAGCTCACGCCGGTCGACGTGTTCTCCGGTGACCAAGCGGCAACGTGCTTTGGCGCAGGCTCACTCGCACACATCGCAGCGGTCGCGGCCATGACGGCCAACCGCTACGTGGCACTGACCGTCATCGCGCTCGACGACGATGCAGCAGGACAGCCCGCCCAGGCCACCGTGGAATTTACCGGGACGGCGACGACGCCCGGCGCATTTGCGCTCTATATCGGCAACACTCGCGTGAATGTTGCGGTCAATACCAGTGATACGCCTGCACAGGTCGCGGCGCGATTCGAGGCGCAACTCAAGCAGTTGCCAGCGTTGCCGGTCACGGCCAAAGCGACCGAGGCGAAGCTGGCGCTCACGGCCAAGAACAAGGGCGCAGCGGGTAACGGCATCGTGTTGTCGCAATTGGCGCAGGTCGCCGGGGTGACGGCCAAGATCACGGCGTTTGCCGGTGGCCTGAACGATCCGGATATCGCCCCGGCGCTCGCGGCAGTCTTCGGGGCCAAGTACAACCTGTACGTCACCTGCTGGCCGACTGAGACGTCGCTCACCAAACTGCGCACGCACCTGGATAGCATTTCCCACGCTATGGAGCAGCGTCCTGCTGTGGGTGTGGCGGGTACGCCCGGCACGCTGGCGGTGTCCACCACGCTCGCCGGAGCACTTAACGCTGGGCGTATCACCTTGGGCTGGTATTGCGGTTCGGTGAGCCTGCCCGCAGAGATTGCAGCAGCCTATGCGGCGACTATCGCAAGCGAAACGGATCCTGCGCGCCCACTCAATACGCTGCCGCTTGAGGGATTGGATGTCACGCCGGTGACGGCGCACCCAGGCCGCACCGAGCAGGAAAACGCTTTGCACAACGGAGTGACGCCCTTCGAAGTCGGCCCTGGCAACAAGGTGCAGATCGTGCGCTCGATCATGATGTACACCAAGGATGCGCAGGGCATGGATGATCCGTCATTGCTCGACATCACCACGATCCGTTCGCTCGACTTCGCCCGTAAGGCGTGGCTACAGCGCGTGTCGTTGCGCTTTCCGCGCGAGAAGCTGGTGGCGAAGAAGACGCCGGACAAGGTGCGTAGCGAATTGCTCGATGTGGCCTACAAACTCGAAGAGCTGGAGATTCTGCAAAACGTGGACGAACACAAGAACCAGCTCATTTGCGAGTTGGATGGGCAAAGCGTGGGGCAACTCAATGCGGCCTTGCCTGCGAACGTCGTGGCCGGACTTCACGTAATCGCCGGTCGCATCGACCTGATCCTGTAACGCGCGCACTCGATAGGAGCCAAACATGGCATTGGAAGAATACGTCGGCGCGATCGTGATCGAGGTCGACGGCAAAGAGGCCGAGGTGGTGAGCTTCTCGCCCACCTCGAAGACTGGCAAGAAGCCGGTCAAGACGATGAACCGCACGGGCCGCGTCAAGGGCTTTGCGCGTGGTATCGAAGAACACGAGCTGAAGGTGACGGTGGTGATCCCACTCTCGGCCGATGAGGTCGACTGGTGGCGCATGGAGGGCGGCAAGCTCACGCAATTCCCGGTATCCCAGGGCGGCAAGCGTGTGAGCTATTACGACTGCGTGACGCTTGACTTGGGCGAGCAGTACAACGTGGATAACGAAGCGCGTCGAGACTTGACGCTGTTTTCGACCCGACGGGTGGAGGAATGAACATGACTGAAAGCGATTCGCTGGACTACGGCATTGAATATCCGGCTGGCAGCGGCCAGTTGCACTATGACTTCACGATTCGTCTGGCGACCGTAGAGGACAACATCAACGCTTACGAGCATCCGTCGATCATCGGCGGTGGCGTGTCCAATATGCGCGTGAACGCGGCGCTCGTGGCGTCGTGCCTGGTGTCGCTGGGCACGATTCCGAAAGAGGCAATCACGCCCGAGCTGATCGGCACGGCCGTCGACGGCGATTTTGACCGACTGTGGGCGGCGCAGGAGGTGCTCAAAAAAAAGCGCAAGCGCGTGAGCGCCACCTCGGCAACTTCCGGCGCGCCGTCCTCATCCTCGGCCCCTGCGGCTTCACCGAAGCCAGAATCCGCGAACTGAGCGAGCCCGAACTGGATGCTTACCTGGGCGCCTATCTCGAGCTGCGCGGTGTCAGGGTGAATGAGAAGTCGGGCACCGGCCCCACCGTCAAGAGCTTGCGGCGCAAACCACCCAAGCGGAAATAGGAAAGAGGCATGTCACGGGATCTCGAAGTTGGCCTGACACTGCGCATGCGCGACGCCGCATCAGGCCCCACGCAGCAGGCCGAGCGCAATGTCCAGCGCAGCATCAAGGCGACCGAGCGCACCTACACCGATGCGTCTCGCGTCGAGATCACGTCCAGCCGTGCGCTATACACCCTGCGTGCGGGTGAATCGACCCGCAGCGAGCAGCAGATCCAGCGCAACGTCGTCCAGACCGAGGCGGCCTATGTGCGCTCAAACCGCAATGTGCTGATGGGCTCGCAGCGCCTGGCCGAGGCGCGCTCGGTGCTCGATGTGCGCTCCGAGCAGACGGTGCAACGTGAAATCAATCAGACCATCGCCGCTTACAACCGGCTCCAGCGCGCCGGGTTTGCTTCGGCCAATGAGCAGGCGCGCGCGTTTGTCGCGTTGCAGAAGAAGGTCGCCGACCTCAACAAAGAGCTGGGCAAGACGGTGGAGAAACAAGGTCTCCTCTCGCGGGGAGTGAGCGGCGTTCACCACATTGGCGAGGGTATTGCGGGAGCCTACGCTGGCTCTCGCGTTATTGCGGGGCCGGTGGACCGCACGATGCAGTTCGATATGCGCATGGCCTTGATGGCGAACACGGCCTATCGCAACCTGACACCGAAAGAGCGCGTCAAGAAGACGGAGGAGCTGCGCCACGCGATTTACCGGGCCGTGGGCGAAGGCGGAGGCACGTTGGAGCAAGCGGAAGAAGCGTTGGAAAAGCTGCTCTCTCACGACGTTTTCGGACATAAGGCGGCGTTTGAATTGCTGCCGCGTCTTCAGAAAGGCGCGATGGCCGAAGGCGCCGATTCTGTTGAGCTGGGCAACATTGCTGCGAGATCGGTGCAGAGTATGCGCATTCCTGAAAAGGATGCCGGGATCGTGACGGATATGGCCGCAGCGGGCGGTCACACGGGAGAGTTCAAGATCCGCGATTTGGCTCGCTACCTACCCGAGCAAATGGCAGCAGCCGCCAACGCAGGCTTTTCCGGTCCGAAAGGGATCGCGACCATCATTGCCATGAACGAGGCCGCCATGACGACGGCGGGCACGACGGGACAGGCGGGCACCAACGTTCAGGACTTACTTCACCACCTGTCGAGCACGGATTTGGCGCACCGCGCCAAGCGTGCCGGGATCGCCAACTTCGACGAGGTCAAGATCAAGACGCAGGAGCGAGGCGGCAACATGCTCGATGCGGTCGAGGCGATGACGCAGACGATTCTCGGGAAGAACCCAAAGTATCAAGAGGTCCAGCGCAAGTTGAAAACGGCCTCGCCCGGCGAGCGCAAGGAACTGCTCACCGATATGTCAAACCTGATCCAGGGCTCGGCCATCGGGAAGCTGTTCGGCAATCAACAGGCAGTGATGGCCTTGACCGCCTACATGACGCAAAAGGATAAGTACCGGGAAGCCTACAACGCTTCAATGAAGGAGTGGGACCGTGGCGGGGGCATGATTGCCAGCGACTTCGAGGTGGTCAAAGGCATGGACGGGTTCAAAGCGCAGCAGCTTAAGAATGAGGCGGAGATTGCCGAGATGGAAGCGCTTCGTGGCCTCAACGAAAAGCTGGGCGACGCGGCGGGAAAGCTGGCGGACTACGCGAAGGAATACCCGGGTCTCGCGAAAGCGATCGCGGGCACGACACTGGCGTTCGAGGGGCTCACCGGTGTATTGACTGGCATCGGTCTGATGCGATTGGTGACGGGGGGCGGTGCCGCAGCAGCGGGCGCAGGCGCTGGAGTCGCTGCCGAGGCGGGGTTGTTTGCGCGCGGAGCAGGTCTTGCCCGGTGGGCCGGCCCTGTCGGGGCAATCGTGGCGGGCGTGGCAGAGGCGGCATCGGTCTATAACGACCCGTCAAAGACCGCTGACGAGAAGAAAGCGGGTTATGTAGGCGCGGCGGGGGCTGGACTGGGGACCTGGGCAGGTATTTCGGCGGGGGCGGCCGCAGGCGCGGCAATCGGATCCATTGTGCCTGGCATTGGCACTGCCGTCGGAGGCGTTGTCGGCGGGTTCGCCGGGGGTTATCTCGGTGGTGATTGGGGCGACAAGCTTGGCAAAACCATCGGCGAAGCCATCTTTGCTCAGAAGAAGGACGAAAAGCCACCGGTCATCGAGAATCACGTTGTGTTCCACGTCGACGCGCACAACTTTCAGGAATTCATTGCCATGAGTTCTCAGCGCACGGCATTTAGGTATTGATATGGCCTGGAAAGATACCTTGCTTGATGCGTCATTCCGGGGCGTCGCATTTGACGTGCAACGCACCTCGGACGGGATCGAAAAGGACACGGCACACTACGCGTCGCCCTACGTCGACGGCGAGGACATCCGTGACCTGGGCCTCAAAGCCCACGACGTGAGCCTCACGGCCATTATCTTCGGCGACGACTACGAGCGGCGTATGAAGGCACTGCTCGACGCACTCACCGTCAAGGGCGCGGGCGAGCTGATCCACCCGGTATTCGGCTCACTGCCGAACATGCAGTTCATGACGGCGCACGTCTCACACGACGCTGAAAACGTCGATGCGTGCCAGATCGAAATGCACTTCAAACGGGCGACCCCAGGCAATCCGTTTTTCATCGATCGTCAGGCGAGTCAGATCGCGGACGCGGCGACGAGCAAGGCTGCTGCGGCTCAGCAGGCGGGCGCTTCGATGTTCGATAAGGCGGTGGGCGCACTCAAGATGGCGAAGGCAGGGTTGCGCCGCTTGAACGCATTTCGCAACGTGATGAATAAAACGCTCGGGGCGATCAAATCGTTTGTTGCCGATGTGAAACAGACGGCCCTCGATTTTCTGACGTTTCCTGGCGCTTTTGCCTCAGACCTGATGGGCATGGTCACGAGCGTGTGTGACTTCCGCATGTTCGATCCGGGCCTCATCATGTCCGACTGGACGGATCTGAAACACCAGATGCACGACATAATCAAATTGCCTGCTGGTGTGGCATCCGGTCACGTGGAGTCCTTGTCGAATGGAGCGGCAACACCGCTCACGCACGCGCTCCGCCCGTCGCCCGAGTCCGTATCGAGCTTCGATCCGCGTGCCCCTTACGCTGCGAAGAAATCCAGTGTCATCGCTGCGGCCGCATCGGATGTGGCGCTTGTGCGGGCCGTCACGGCCACGACCGTGTCTACCGCGATGGCCTCTGTGGCGGCAACGCTGCTCGCGCGCGAAGCGGAGCGGATCACGACCGTGCGTTCCCCGGCACCGCTGCCGGAGACGGGCTCAGCGCAGGTCGCGTCTACGCCGCAGGCGTCCCGTGACCAACCCGTCAATGCTCAGACGACACCCGCTGGCCCAGCCCTGACACCCGCCCAGGTCGAGCAAATCGCAGGCGACACACGCGAATTGCTCCAGATTGCCATCGACGCCGTGCGTGCGGCCGTGCCGGTCGAGGAGTCCCACCCGGTAGTCGAGCGGTTGAAGGACACAGCGCAAGCCATCCAGCAACTGGCCATCAAGGTGATTGATGTGTTGCCCCCGATTGTCACGCGCACCGTGCACGCCCCGGCCAATCTCACATTGATCGCCCACCTCTGGTACGGCGATTACCGTCGCGCGTCCGAGTTGCAGCGCCTGAACCCGCAACTGCGCAATCCCAACTTTATCGAACGTGGGGAGGTACTCAGTGGATTCGCCCAATGACGGCGTCACGCTGCTGATCGACGGCCATTCGCACGCCTATTGGTCGGCCTACTCGATTGACTCTGATCTGCTGATCCCGGCAGACGCGTGGCAAGTCACGCTCACGCAGCCTGAGGGGAAGCTGCCCGGACAAGCCCGGGCCGGGGCGCATGTCGAAGTGCGGATGGGACGTGACACGGTACTGATGGGCTATGTCGACAGCGTGCAGCGCAAGACGAGCAAGCGAGAGAAGTCGCTTGCGCTGCACGGGCGTGACTACGCGGCCATCCTGCGTGACTGCTCGGCCCCGATCTTTACCGCCAGACAGGTGACGCTTGCCGAGGTGGCGTCGAGCATCGTCAAGCCGCTGGGCATCTCGACGGTACGCATTGACGCAAAAAGCACCGGCTACACCTGGGACAAAATCACCGTCGATCCGGGCGACACGGCGTGGGACGTGCTCAGGCACGCCGCCGAGGGTGAGGGACTTTGGCCGTGGTTCGAACCCGACGGTACATTGATCGTTGGAGGTCCGGACTACAACGCACCGCCCGTGGCGAGCCTCATCCTGCGCGAGAGCGGCAAGGGCAATAACGTTGAATGGTTCGAGGAATCCCGCTCGGTGGCCGAGCGTCACTCCGAGGTAACGGTCCTCGGCCAGACGCACGGCACGCACAGCGAGCCCGGCAAGCACGCGATCAAAGTCACGGTGAAGGATCCCACCGTGCCTGTCTATCGTCCGAAGATCCATGTCGATCACGACGCACCGAATCTCGCGGCCGCCGAGGCGCGTGCCAAAAAGATCATCTCGGACTCAGCGCTGGCGGCTCACACGCTGCGCGCGTCCGTGCAGGGCCATCGCACGAGCGACGGCGTGCTGTGGAAGCCCGGCCAGCGGGTACACGTTATCTGGGACGAGTGGGAGATAGATGCCGTCTATTTCCTGATGGGGCGACGTTTTTCGGGCGGCCGTCCGGGCGGCGAGCACACGCTGCTCAAACTCAAAGAGGATGGCGTGTGGGGGCCGGAGGCGCATCCGCACTCGGGGCGTCATCGCCATAGGCAAGAGGGACCATCGCTCCACGTGACCGACGCCACCATTGATGCGACCATCGCAGCGAGCCACGGAAAATGATTGAGGAAATCGACAAGCGCATTCGGCGCGCACTGGCGAGTTTTCGCCACGCGTTTCGCGGGCTGATTGGCCTTGCCAAAACCGATGGCCCGGTCGTTATCATCCAGGGCGAGGGGCTCGCAGGTGAGCCGGTGGTCGATGCGGAACTCTTCCAGCACTACGGCTATACCAGCGCGCCGCCGTCCGGCACGATGATGATTGTGGTGCCCATTGGTGGCAGGACAAGCCACAGCATTGTGATTGCCACCGAGCATGGACAGTACCGGCTCAAGGCCCTGAAACCCGGCGAAGTCGCGCTGTATTCCGACGAGGGAGATTCTGTGCATTTGGCCCGAGGTCGGGTGATGAACATCACCACGAAAACGCTTAATATCACGGCCGAAGAAGCGGTCAACATCGATAGCCCGAAGGTCAACGTCAAACATCTGCTCAACGTCGCAGAACAGATCACCGGCCAAGGTGGTTTGAGCGTGTCCGGTGGAGAAGGCGTTGTCGTGGATGGCAGCATGAAGGTGAAGGGCGACGTCGAGATCGGCGGCAAGAGCTTCCTTGGTCACAAACATCCGGTGCCGGGTAACGTCACAGACGTTCCGTCTTGATGGAATACGAGCGCGACCAATGACAGCCGTTGCATTTCTCAGGTCGCGCGTGCCGAGCAAAATCGGCACATGGACGCTCTGCTCAATCCCCGCACTGGTGGCTACGCTGGCTCGCAAACGGATTCGTTGGCGAACGCGATCTATATTCGCCTCGAAACACCGCTTGGTTCTTGGTGGGCGGCCCCCAATGTCGGCTCGTTGCTCCATACGCTGGCCCGAGAAAAGGACACGCCGCGCGTGCGACGCCTGGTCGAGCAATACGCCGAGCAGGCCCTCGCCCCCATCGTTAAGGACGGACGGGCGACCAAGATCATCCTCAAGGCCGACGCGTGCAATCCCGGCTGGGTCTTGCTACATATCGACGTGCACCAGGCGGCGGGCAAATCGCAGTACTTTCAATACCAGGTCAAGGTGTCGTAATGCCGGGTACGATCCTGACACTCGACCAGGTCCGCGCGAACATGTTGCGCGAGATCCGCAATCAACGCGTGGACGCGCACATCGGAGAAGACTCCGATTATTTCGTGCGTGCGAGCAGCGTTGCCAGTGCCGTCGAAGGACTGTACGCGCACCAGGCGTGGCTTGAGCGGCAAATTTTCCCTGACACGGCCGACGAGCGAAACCTCATCCTGCACGCGAGGCTGCGCGGCATCGAGCGAAAGACGGCGGTCATCGCTAGCGGCCAAGCGCGCATCGACGGCAAGCCGCAGAGCGCCGTCGCCAGCGGCTTGAGAGCCAAATACCGAGACGGCACGGCATACATCACGACCTCGGGCGGCACGACCGACGCCACGGGGCATCTCCTGGTCGACGTAGAGGCCATCGTCGCCGGGAAGCTCGGCAACCGCGAGGATGGCCAGACGCTCACGCTCACCGTGCCGCCCGCTGGATTCGACGCCACGCTTACGATCACCCATCTGCGCGGCGGCACCGAGATCGAATCGCTCGACAGCCTGCTCGCCCGGCTACTCCAACGGATTCGCCGCCCGCCTGCTGGAGGCAACAAATACGACTATTGGCAGTGGGCCATGGAAGTGCCGGGCGTGTCGGCCGCCTATGTCTACCCGCTGCGTCGAGGGCTGGGCACGGTCGATGTGGTCATTGTGACGCACGACGGTCTGCCCTCGGACAAGGTGCTCAAGGCCGTCCAGGCGCGTATCGACGAGATGCGTCCGGTGCGCGCAAAAGACGTGCGCGTGATGATGCCGACGATCAAGACGTATGACGTGACGGCGGCCCTCAAGCTTGACGGCCTGACGCTGGACGTGGCGCGCGAGGTAATCACGAGCAGCCTCAAGGCCTATAGCGCCACGCTCTCGCCTGGCGAAACCGCGATCCGCAATCGCATCGGCGGTGTGATCAACGACACGACCGGTGTCATCGACTACACGCTCGACAGCCCGGCCGCCAACGTCGTCGCACTCGTTAATGAACACGTGGTCGAGTGGTGCCAACTCGGGAAGGTCGAGTTGCGGGTGATGGCATGAGTCACGCCGAGCTGCTCAGCCAGTTGCTCCCACCGGTGTCGTATGCGCCGGGCGAGCCGAATCTGGCGCTGGGACTCATGGTTGAGGGCATGGCGCTCGATCGTGCGCTGGCCGACGCTGAGGCGATCGAGGATGCAATCACCCCGTACTACGCCCATCAATATTTGCCGGACTGGGAGCGCGTGTGCGGCCTCGCGCCGAAGCCAGATGCGACGCTTCAGCAACGTGTCTCGACTGTTGTAGCAAAGCTCAATGAAACCGGTGGCTTGTCGATCCCGTATTTCATGCGGCTGGCCGCTGCGCTGGGCTATCGGATCGAGATCGTCGAGCCGGAACCGTTTCGCGTGGACGAGGCGTGCGTTGGGGACGCGCTATGGAACGAGAACATTGTGGACCAGTGGGGCGTGATCGTGCACGGCGCACCGGAGCTGACGTACGACTTTCGCGTTGACGAGAGCACCGTTGGTGAGCCGTTGATGGCCTTCTCCGATCCCATCCTCGAAGCCATGTTTCGTGATCTCAAACCGGCAGACACCTTCGTCTACTTTCAATATCTGGACAAATAACCATGCAACGTATTGATACGCCTGACGGCCATTTCCATGCGGGCGATCCGTCGGCAGGCGTCAAAGGCAGCGTCGTCACACGGGACTACATGGAGGCCGTGCAGGAAGAACTTGCCGCCATCCCTGAGAGTGTCGGCATCAAGCTGGACAAGGGGGACAACAAGCAGATCCTGAAGGCAATTCAGAAGATGCTCGCTAGTGCGGTGGGTGGTCACGCGACGTCGGACGATGTCCAGAAGCTGATCGCCAAGGCCGTAGAGCCATACCTCCCCAAATCCGAGGCCGACTTCGCCAAAAAAGCGGGCGACGCCGCACAGACGTTTCAGGTAGCCGATGCGACCGAAGATGGGCATGCGTTAAACCGCCGATCGGCGAATGGCCTGTATGCCAAGAAGGGCGAGGCAGGCGCTTCCACCTGGGATGGTGTCACAGGCAAGCCTACCACGCTCGATGGCTACGGCATCAAGGGCGAAGCCGATGGCCGCTATCTCGCCAAAGACTCGATGGCGATCACGCGCTTACAGACGTCGAATGTGACCTCCAGCGTGTCATCGATCGATTTCTCGAATCTGTCCGACGACTATGCGCAGTACATCGTAGAAATCTGCGACTTGTCCACGGACACGATGGGGGCGGAGCTGTGGCTACGCTTATCTGAAGGGGGAAGCTGGCGCTCCTCATCCTACATAAGCACCTGGGCCTACAACAACCAGGCGCGCACGGGGGCCGCGCCGGGCAATGCTGGAGGTGACCACATCCAAATCCTGAACGGTATGCATGCCGGTAACGGACTCGGTGTGGCCGGGCGCATCGTGATCTACAGCCCGCATAGCGGCTCTGCGTTCAAGCGCCTCACCTGGGATATGCAGAACCACAACGCGGACTCGGGCGTGGGAACTGTCGCGCGCTACTACGGCGCAGGAGCGCTTGAGAGCCAACGGTCCATCGACGGCATCCGTCTGCAACTCTCAAGCGGCAGCATCGTCAACGCGACCGTCAAGCTTTATGGAGTGAATTGATATGAAACGTCTTGTAAATGGTGTCGAGATCGACATTCCTGCCGACGAACTCGCGGCGTTGGCCGCCGAGCAACTGGCGGGGGCGAAATCCGCTCGTATCGCCTGGCTGAACAGTGACTGCGCGCAAGCCATTGTTTCGGGTTTTCAGTCGAGCGCGCTGGGCGAGCCGCATACCTATCCGTCGCACCCTACCGACCAGCAGAACCTGAGCGCGGCCGTGACCGCTTCGCAGTTGCCAGTGTTCAGTGCCAACAAAGACTGGCGCGTGCCATTCCCGTGCGCGGATGCCCAGCACGTCTGGGCACGTCGAGAGCACACGGCCGCGCAGATTCAGCAGGTGGGCATGGATGCTTTTGCGGCGGTCGCGGCGCGGTTGCAGCAAAAAGACGCGCTTGTGTTGAAAGTCCAGGTCGCGAAGACGGAAAAGGAAGTCGCGGCGATTGTGTGGCCTGCGTGATGCGCGGGCCGCAGGCACAGCCGCCTCGCTTGCGCCCCCCGTCGCAGATCACCGATATCTCGTGTCCCGCTAGAAATAGAAATATGTTGACAACTTCTACCGTTGCATTTGTTGCCGCTGGTGCGGCCAGCGGCGCAACACTCGCGGCCATTTGGCCGCAAGCCGATCTGGTAGTGCTCAGCGGTGTGCTGTGTGGCGCGCTGATTTTTGCACTACGCAGCCAGGAAACGTCGCGCCTCAAAAAGATCTTGTACTTCTGCGTCTCGCTGGTGGGCGGCTACGCCGTGACGCCGAGTCTTGAAGTGGCTGCACCGTGGCTGCCTGCGTGGCCGGCCGCATTCTTTTCGTCCGCGTTGGTGGTAACGCTGGCTATGGTTCTACTCAGTTGGGTGGAGACGGCATTGCCGCAAGCCCTGACCCAACTGCTTAACAAGATGATTGGAGGTGGTAAATGACGAGGCTCGTTGCGCATTTTCATGCGGCCGGGGTGCTGGACTTCTGGATGCTGGTGGCGACAGGCGTGATGGCTACGGCCATTTTCCTGCTGGTGGTGTTTGGCCCGCCAGCGGGCAAGCAGACGCCCGCGCTCTCGCACCGGCTCGCCCGTTACGTGCTGGCGAGTTCCTTCGGGGTATTGGCGCTGCGTGTCTGGGTGGGCTGGTTCAACACCCCGGTGGAGCCTGCCAACGTGGTGATTCTTGTGCTGGCGCTGTGGGTGATCTGGCGTTGCCGAGGGGATGTGTCCGTGCTGCTGACGGCGGTGCGGCAGGCGGGACGATAAGGGACAAACGATGAGCAACTACGACGCATCAGCACTGAAAGCCGAGTTGACCTGCGACGAAGGCTATCGGCTGCGCTTGTATGTCGATACGGTGGGAAAGGTTTCTGGCGGGATCGGGCGCAACCTGACCGACAAGGGCCTTCGCCCTGACGAGGTCGATCTGATGTATGCGAACGATATTTCGGAAGCCGAGGCGTGGCTCGATCACAACCTGCCATGGTGGCAGTCGCTTGATCCGGTGCGTCAGCGCGTGCTGATGAACATGGCGTTCAACCTGCAGGGCAGGCTGTTGGAGTTCCGAAATTTCCTGGCGTCCGTGGAGCGTCACGACTGGCCGGTGGCGAAGCGGGAAATGCTGGATAGCCGGTGGGCGCAAGAGGTAGGCGCACGCGCCACACGCCTGGCGTCGATGATGGAGACGGGCGTATGACTTGGCTCAGTCCCCGTGTGTGGGGCGTATGTCTCCTGGCCGTCTCGCTCGGCATTGCCGGTGGTTACTGGAAGGGGCACCGGGACGCCGATCAATCGGCCAAGGTGGCGATGCTTGAGAAGACCGCCAAGGAACTCGCCGCAGAGCGAGACGAATACCGTGAACGTGTACAAACCCAAGCAGGAATTACCAATGACGCGAAACAATCCGCTGACAAAGCGCGCGACGACGCTCGCGCTGCTACTGCCGCTTCTGACCAGTTGCGCCGCCGAGTTGCCGAACTCGTCACCGTCGCGCGCCATTCCACCGCTGCCGACGGAAGCGCGCCAGCCGCAGACCCCATCGGAGTGCTTGCCGACGTGCTCGGCCGCGCTGATGAACGAGCGGGGAAACTGGCGGAATTCGCTGACGCTGCCCACATCGCAGGGCTTGCCTGTGAGCGAAGCTATGACGCGCTAAATGCCGGGATGCGTTGACGCCAGGGCGTCGTAACTGCGGGGCGCTGTGAGAAAAGACCCATCCGGACCAAACGTGATCCGGATGGAGGGCGTTGAGCATCCCCCCAGACACTCGCGGCCAATACGCCGGGAGGCAAGGCGTGGTACGTTGGGCATTGCGATCCATATCCCACGAAAGAATCGCCCCAAATTCTCGTTTTTTTGGGACGGGTCTTCTCACGAAAAAAAGCCCGTACCGGGGGGTACGGGCCCCGAAATTCTCCCCCGTCGGGGGTGGCGAGGGGAGAAGACCCAGCGCGAGTATCAGACGTCCCGAACAAAAATTGAATGGGGCTTGGCCCATCTGTCGGCATTGCTGCGAGGGGGCGTCGCCGAAATCTGTAGAGGGTCTTTGGTAAGGCAAGTGTTGATAGCGGCCGCTGCCGTGGTGGTGACAATTTTCGGATCACGCCCATATGCTTCCTTTGCGTCCAAGTGGCAGTCTGCGTTGAGGTGGTGAGCCTAATAGGTGAGATTGCGTGGCTTTGCTACCGGACATGTGGGATTGACTCTTATTGGATTGAAGGAGTGTTTATGTCTGATCGTCCGGACGCTGCGCTCGGCGTGGCGTTGGTGGGGGCTTTAATCGTTGCAGCCTATTTGTATTCCGTCTCCAAGCTCCTTGGAGCTGATTTCAAGACGACCGCCAACGCGGTTGGATATTCGGCCATAGTCCTGGGGCTGACTGGCGGCTGCCTGTATTTTCTAGGATTCGAATGGCTGGGGCCTTGTTCTGTCGCTGGTCTCGCATTCCTCTGGCCTGGGTGGTGGCCTGTTTTGCGGAGCATCGCGGCGGGAGGCCGGTCACCGGATGAATATCCGTGGTCAATGTCTGAGGCTTGGTACACAAATGACCTATTTCTGAAGGGGAGCGAGGCGGTGATAGTTATCGTCTTGGCATGGTTGCTGTACCGAGTATGGAATCTGCGCTTCCGATATTGAGGAGTTCGCTCCGTTTTTGTTATTTTTCTTTTGAGGGCTTGCGATGAGGAGGCCCTCATCAACTGTTCCTGGTGGATGTGCGGTCGAGTGGCCTAGGATGTCGACGTGTAAAATTGGCGTCGGGCTGCCGTCCATGAAGTGAATTCATCCCTACACGTATCCACCAATCCGGGACGTTAGCTCAGTGGATAGAGCAACAGCCTTCTAAGCTGTCGGTCGCTGGTTCGATTCCAGCACGTCTCGCCACGGGCCTCTAGCTCATGCTTGGTTAGAGCAGCGAACTCATAATTCGTTGGTGCCGCGTTCGACTCGCGGGAGGCCCACCAAACCCGAGTGGTAAAATTGGTAGACACAGCAGACTTAAAATCTGCTGCGCCTTTCTCGGCGCGTGCCGTTTCGAGCCCGGTCTCGGGTACCAATTCAAGCATTGAACATGCGAATAGGACGATTTCGCGCAGTGTCAAAACTCGTGCGAATCGGTGTCAAATCGCGCGCCACGCTACAGTTGATGGCTGAGTGAACTCCATTCAGCATTACACCACGTTGCGCAGTACCTCTTGACACGCGTCAAGGAAGCGCCGAAGGGAGCACATTTACAGTGTCGGGATTGAATGGACAGCGTGCCGAAAGGGCTCGGATCTCTGCCCGGAAGCGGGCACCGACAAAGCCGATAGGAGGGGGTATTCGTGCCGCGCAGCTACAACTCGGTCACAAGTCTTTGCCGATGACTGCGGATTGCGTGCGTGCGGGAAGGAAAGGGCGATCGCGTTGCCCCGGCAAACTAAGTTTTTGCGGAGCGAAAGGAAAAGGGCCTGCATCTCTGCAAGCCCCTTGAATTCGTTTGGTAGGCCGTGCGGGATTCGAACCTGCGACCAACGGATTAAAAGTCACCTGCACGTGTATGTAAACACAGTTAATTTTCATGCGCTTACGTAAAATCAATGACTTAGCGAAGCATGAAATACTGTGTATACCGACAGTAAAGTGTCTCGGAAGGCAGAAAAACCCACACCTTTTACCGCTTGCCGATCTTGTCCACGGCGGCGCTAAGTCGATCCGTTACGAGGTGGCTATAGCGCTTCGTGGAGACCATCGACTTGTGTCCTAGAACTGCGCCCACAGTGTACAGGTCCACCCCTGCATTAATCATCTCCGACGCAGCTCCGTGCCGAAGGTCGTGAAATCGGACGTTCGGCAGTCCGGCGGCTATGCGCGCACGATCCCACACGTCGGAGAAGTGCACGTCGCTGATTGTGAACTTCACGCGCCGGGCCCAGACGGCTACCTTGCGATGGATGGGAACAATGCGAGGCGTGCCGTTCTTTGTGTCTGCCAGGGAGAAGCCTTTCTTCGTGACTTTTGCGCGTAGGATCTCCGATCGTCTCATTCCTGAATAGAAGGCGATCAGGATGGCGGCGCGAACTTCTCGGTTCTTGCACGCGCGCGCTATCCGCAGCATTTCTGCCCGCTGAGGATAAGCATGCCGCTCATTGTTGACGGCCGGGAATACCATCCGCTTCGTGTTGTCGTGCTCGATCTTCCCGATCTTGTGCATGTACTTCACTGCCGCGCGGATATAGGCAAGGATGTTCCGGATCGACGCGTCGGTGAGGGGGCGCTTCGGATCTCCGTCATGATCGCGACTCGCGCGCAGGTACCCGACGAATTTCACCGACCACTCGTGCAGGTCATCGGCTGGCGAGTCGTCGTACTCGGCGCGCCATTTCTCCAAGATCCGCACGCGGGCCTCGGCGTCCTTCCATTCGCCTTGCTTGTCGGTAATGTGCTTTCGAACACATTCACCGATCGTCACGACGGGCTTACGCGCGCCGGTGGCTATGGCGTAGACTTCTGCCTCCCACTCGCGCGCTATTTTGTCCGCTTCGGCCGCAGTAACTCCAGCAGGGAGGAGTTTTGTTTTGCGGATACGCTCGCCCTCGATGACGCGCTCGAACGTCCAGCGGAAACGCTTCTTACCGGATTTTGCAATGGTTTCGATCGGCATGATTCGAGATATCTGTACAGTGAGTCGATGTCGTATACGTGTGTTTTGCGGGTCAGTTTGAACCGCTGAATCGTGCGGCCCTCGGTGTCCAGCCGGCAGACGAAAGCTACCGGTACCCCTAGGATTGCCGCGGCTTCGGCCACAGGAACGAGTTTTCCCATGTTCCAATCCTCCAATCTCTCGCGGTCGCCCGCAAAGTCTGCCTCAGAATGCAAACGGGGACGCGCTAACAAGGGCGTCCCCGCTTTCCAGTCATCAAATCAAGCACCAACGGCGGCGCTCACGTCTAAATTCCCCAATCTCTCGCGGTGACCCGCAGAATCTCTTTCAGTGCTTCGGCCGTGTCGGCCAAAAATTCTCTGCCGTTCTTGGGGCATAAAGCGAAGTCGTGACACGACACTAGGCATTCACCAGTAGCCTTTGTGGAGAAGCCTGATATGTCGTATTTGGCCCCGATTTTCGTCAATGCAAAGTTGTTCAAATTTGAGTCAATCGAAAAGAAGGTGGAGGCAGAAGCTTGGGTCCGTGCCCGGCCACGTCCTATCGACTTAGCGGAATTCCTACGCGAGTTTCCTGACGCCTCTCCCAAAGGCGAGTTGAGGCCCGGCGGCGGAATCTCGGCGTAGGTCATGCTGCTGCAATCTCACGTTGCTCGCGTGCGCTGAAGGCTGCCATTTCCGGCACGTTTGCGCGCACCAGCGCTGCAGCCATCGGTGGGCTGACGCTGTTGCCACACATGCGAACCTGCGCATGCTTTGCGAGGCGCTTGCCGTTGAACACCGGCGCGATGACGTAGCTCGCGGGAAAGCCCTGCGCCGCGTATAGCTCATGCGGCTCGAGCATGCGCATGCCGATGTCGGCGATCTGGTACGTCTGGCCGGCGACCGTGACGAGGCCCATGCGATCGGTGCACGGGATCGTGTGCATCGGGTCACGGCAGTCCTGATCCTGGCCGCCTTCGCTGTAGTACTTCACCAGGAAGGCGCGAACCTCGCCGGTGTGGTTGCCCTGTGCCGAGATCGTAGGCGCGGGCTCCGCGGTAGCGCTTCCCGTGCATTCGCCGCGGAGCTTGACCATGTGCGACGACACCAGCGCATGATGGTCGGCCGTCGTGATCGTGCTGGCCGGCTCTTTCAGTCCGACGCCGGACCCGTCGTAATTCCCGCCGTAGTGCTTCGCGAGAAAGGCCGCTGCGAGAGCGAAGTGCCCACCCTTGACCTCGGCGCATTGGGTGCGCAGCGGCTCGTCTGCCGACCAAGAGCGTTGCGTCGAAGCATTCGCGCACTCAGTCAGCACCGGCGCGACAAGGCCAAACCCGTGTTTGCCGGTCAGCGTCTGAATTGGTTCGCCGAGCGGCTGACCCCGGAAGTATTCGTACCCGTGGTTCACCTTCACGATGAACGGATCGGCCGAGTTGATGACGTACCGGCGCATGCCCCGCGCGATTCGGCGCTGCGTTGTCTCAGCCAATTCCTTCTTGCGCTCGAAGATGGACGGGCAGGGGATCGACCAGTCGATGCACTCGGCGGCTGTGCGCCACGGTTTGCGTTGGCCTGCGATCACGGCGGCACTGCCCGGCGCGCCGTGAGTCGGCTCGGGCCACACGATCGGCTTTCCGTCGCAACGTGCGATCAGGAACAGGCGTTTGCGGATCGTTGGCGCGCCATAGTCGCAGGCGCGTAGTTCGCGCCATTCCACAGTGTATCCGAGGCCATTCAACAGGCGGTCGGCGTGATCCTTCCCGGGCTCGATGTTCAGGAACTCGCACGCTTCCGAAAACGCCGGGTGGAGTGCGGAAATTCCGTCGGAAAGCATCGCGACGAACCCCTTGAACGTTTCACCCTTTCGGGCCGGGTCCGGTCGGTACTCCCCGGAGTCAATCTCGATCAGCGGTCCCCAGGTCACGAATTCCTCGACGTTTTCGACCGGAACGACTCGCGGGCGTACCAACAGCATCCAACGCAGGATGATCCACGCAAGCCCACGAATTTCCTTCTTTACCGGCGCGCCACCCTTGGCCTTGCTGAAGTGCTTGCAGTCCGGTGAGAACCAAGCGAGGCCCACAGGACGACCCTGTGTCAGCGCGAGCGGGTCTACGTCCCACACCGATTCGCAGTGGTGCTCGGTCTGCGGGTGGTTCATCGCGTGCATTGCGACGGCCTCGGGATCGTGGTTGATTGCGTGATCGACGTGGCGCCCGAGAGCCAGCTCGATACCGCAGCTCGCGCCGCCGCCGCCGGCGAAGTTATCGATGATCAACTCGTCGGAAATGTCGAGAAGGAACTGATCTCTGATCATGCTAGGATTCCTGAAAAAAAACGGGGGTAACGCATGTGGCGATACGCAGCCAGCTTGATTGGCGGAATGGTGGGTGGATACTTTGTGGCGAAGTTCTGGCAGTACCCGCCGAGCAGTAGTCAGGATGCTGCCGCGTGGGTGCAGGCTGTGGGATCGATCATGGCCATTGCCGGAGCCGTCTGGATCTTTCGGGCTCAACGGCGCGGCGACAGACGTGACAAATGGGATGGGATGCTCGCGATCGTCACCGTGGTCAAAGCCGACATCCAAAGCATCTATGCGTTCTGCGATACGACGAATGCTTCGCGATTTGATCCCGACCTCTATTTCGACGAAATATATCGCCCAGAGAATTTTGCACACGTTGACGATTTGCTCTCAGCCATACCTGTTCACGAAATTCCGTATGCGTGGGCCGCTTGGAATTTGATCGCCCTTCGGAGAGAACTTCGCCGCCTGGCTGATCTTCTCGCCGGGATGAACCAATCGCACTTGCGTCTTGGGAAGGAGGGTGTGATCGACGAGTGTGTGATAGCGATGGAGCACGCGCGAGCGATCAAGAACCTTGCCGACGGGGTTAGAGATAGGCAATCGGTACACCATATGTAGCGTCACGCCCCCTTAGCGCCGTCGACGCGTCATACTAGACGTCCTCGAAAGTTAAGGAGATCGGTATGTATGCAGTTGACTATGAAGGGTATGCAATCAGTGTTTTGATTGAGCGAGCGAAGCAATCCGAGCACCCCAACGGATTTGCCGTTTCCATCGTCATTAAGGCGGACGGCGAAGTTGTAGACCGGCAGCGGCGCACTGTGGAATTCGAGACCCCGAAGGAGTCTGCTGTGGCGCTTGATTGGGGACTAAAGCTGGCCCGCCGTCGTATCGATACGGGGAGCTGGGACTAGCACCACGGCCCTCACGCTGTCGGCGCGTGGTGCTAGGATTCCTCGAAACGAAAGGAGGCTGAGATGGCCAAACCAGTCCTGTCGCCCGAACAATTCATCAACGAGGTTAATCGCCGACTTCCCAACATGTTCGGCTACAAGCCCGGCATGAAAGCGTTTCTGGTTCCTGACGGAGCCGATGGCGCGCATGCGACTGGCTACGACTGTGAGCCAGATGATCTGGCCACGATTGGCGCCGTGAAGGCAGCGTCCGACGCGGTGCTGCGGGAATTTGACGTGAATCCGTACATTTCTCGCGTCTAGCATCACGCCCCCTTAGCGCCGTCGACGCGCTTGAACTCGACCACCCACACCCACGGGTTGGCGTCCCAAGAGCCGGGGCCGCTGATCGAATTCCACAATTGGCGAAAGTGGGCACGCGGCAGGCTTTCGAGTAGATCGCCGGACGACAAGACGCCCTCGGCACCACCGGTCAATCCGATTCCTTCAGCGATGCAATCCTGGTCGCTGATACTGTTCAGGCGCTCAATACGCACGCCGGTCACGTCGAGCAGCGTCCGAGCAGCTTTGCGCGGCATATGGATCGAAGGACGCCACTGTCGATATTTCCCTTCCGGCGACTTCTCGCCATCAGGCCCATGCGGGTCATCTAGGTAATCGGCGCGATAGAAGACGAGGCAGCCGTCATCGTACGGCCCGAGGGGGTGGTTGCTGTGCTGCCACGTCTCGCGCACCCACAAGCGGTCACCCGCAACTCCGTATGGCGAGTGCTTCTCTGCGAACGTCGTCTGTCCCATGCAGTGGTACGTCCCGCGCGATGTGCACTCAGCAATTACGCTGAGTCGGTCGGTGCCAGTTGGCAACATGTCGGGGCAGACGAACAGATCTCCGATCTCGATATCGCTGAAGGTCGGTGGGTTCGTCCGGCTGACATACGGTTGCTTCTTCATCACGCGCCGCGTCTGCGTCTTCGAGCCGTCGAGGATGGCGCGCACCATCGGCGCGCTGAAAAGGATAGGGCGCTCGCGCACCGGCATTGGAGTGCTTTGGCTCATGCTAGGATTCCTCAAAAGATCCGGGGCGCTAAATGAACAAGGTTGATAGATCGGTCATCGACGATGGACGTGCGGTGTTGCTTGTCGCGTTCGGCATGCTGCTCGGAGTCGTTTTCGCTTACATCTGGCCGTGGAAGACATTGATCGTTGGTCAAACAAAAGACTGGGTCGATATCGCAACTGCGATCGGGACTGTTGGCGCGGTGGTGGCAGCAGTCGGAATCGCGTTGCGAGACGCGCGCTGGCGTCGTGAGACCAAGGAGTCGGAAGCCGTAATGGCCTGGGGTTTGGTCAGCGACGAGTTGCGCGCCAAAGGTGACGAGTTGAAGGAGATGTTGTCCGTCTTTTTCGCCGAGCCCGACCGCCTGCGACGGTCTGCCGAAAGCCTCTACGCCGCAAAGCGCGTCTCAGCCAATTTGGCGCTGACGATCCCACACGACATGCTAATCAAGCTCGCGAGCCTTCCTGGCGGAAGGGGCGGTCGCATCGCGCACGCTGTAGGCCTTTTCCCATCGATTCGACGTCTGCTTGAGCAGTACATCAGCGCAGGGGACTCGCATGAGGTTTACTCGACAAGGAGTCTGGCGATACCGAAAATTGAGCAGGCTCTGGAAGATATCGAGATCGCTTTTCGAGACAAGGACGATAGGAGAATGAAGTAGCATCACTCCCCCTTAGCGCCGTCGACACGCTCGAAATAGAACACCACGGGCGCGCCGGTTTCCTGAACCAGTCCGTACGCTCTCGCCAGCCGGTAAATCGGGTGGTAGCTGTTCAACGACGTCACATGCCCAGCGAGCCAAGTGCGCCAGTATTCGAGGCCCATCGATCCCTTGCTGATGTTGCAGGGCGGGCACGCAGGCATCATGTTTTCGATCACGTCGCGCTCTGGCCGTAGTGGCGTAGTCGTCGCTAGGCGCACGCCGCCGTTAGGGGCGTCCACACGCTTCAGATCGCGAATGCACGGCTCGAAGTGATCGGCATGCCAGTGCGCGGGCAATTCGCAGCCGCAATAGGCGCAACGGCCGTCGTATTTCTGGCGCACCTGCTCGCGTTGAGCTTTCGTCAGTTTCACGATTTCCGCTCCTCCGCTGCCTGAGAGGCGGCGCGCACTATGGCTCTACGAGTTGCAGCGTATTCGTCGCGGTTGAACTGTTCGCGCACAAGCGGTTCATCCTCGCGCGCTGGGCATACCCATACTTCGGTATCCTGGCGCCGAATCTGGATTTCGAGTCCCAGCTTCACCGCCAGCCGTAGCGCGTCGCCGTCGTCGGTGAGAGGACGCCACGGCACCGGTATGTTCAGATTGCCGTTATACGCGTAGCAAAAGTCTTGGCCCCACCAGGAACCCTCAATCCCCGCCGCCTTAGCGGCCAGTTCCAGCAATTCGCGATCAGTCACGGGCTTCCCCCTTCGCCTTGGCGGCAATGGCGTCGACAACTGCGTCCAATTCTGCGCCGGCATCTGGCGCTACATAGGTAGGCCGGAGATTGATGATGTGAAATGCATCTCCGACGATGCACACTTTGTGGCGGACGATCCTATACCTTTCCGCATCCCGCTTGTCCTCCCCGCCATCCGCCGACAGCGCGGCGCAGGCGTAGTCCAGCGCAGCAAGCCAGACATGACGAGCTTTCTGAGATTCCCAATGCCCGTACTCGTTGAGACTGCCTTTCTCGGCCTTGTCAAAGCGCTGGCAATCCTTGATGAACGTTTGACCGCGTGCGAATCGCTCAAACGCCTCCCGCTCATCCCCGCCCACCTGCGCGGTGGGCGAGATCGGCGTTAGGAACGTGCCGGTCGACTCAAGGTCGTATGAGCCCGCCGGACATTTGCCTACGGCCTGGCGCACAACGTCCCAGTCCACTTCCTTCGCGGGAGACGTGAGGGCGGCACTCCACGGAGACTCAAGCAACCGGCGAATGACTTCTGTTACGATTTCCGGATGGTGAGTCGGCATGCGCCTCAGTTCTTGCGCGAGGCCGTAATTGGTATAGTCCGTTGGTTTCATTTGCATTCGCCTTTTACGATTTTCCACGACGCTTCGCCCCATGCCATGCGGCAGTATTGGCACATCCGACATAGTCCGAACTGCGTTGGCTTCCATTGCGAAACGCCTTTCTTCCCGCATTCCGGACACCGCAGGCGTTTGGGTTTGGGCACGCCGTAGCCCTGTCCAGCGCGGATTCCCATTACTCATCCCCGCCCACCTGCTGCGCATCTGCGGCGCGTTTGTGTTCATCAGCATCCAAAGCCTGTTCAACGTCGGCAGTGTGTGGCGTCAATAGCTCGCCGCCATTCACGGGCGCGACGTAGACGATGCGAGTGCGGTAGCCTTCGGCCGCCAAGAAGCCGAAATCGTGTCTAGTGACATCCCGCCATGAGGCACCTAATCCCACTTGATAGATCGCCTCTTGCCCTGCGCTCTGTGCGGCTGGCGTGGGGGCGGCAGGCTCAAATAGCGGAACGATGATTTCTGCAATACGCGCCCGCAGTTGTTGGGCATCGCGGAACTCGATGGCAGTGTCGCGCAAGAGATTCACGAGCATGGCAACTTCGTGCGCATCAAACGTCACGGTCTTGAGGTCAGGCATTTGCGATCTCCGAGGTTTCGGTAGCCGCTTTCTTCGCGGCGTCGTACTCGCGAATCGCCCATGCGATTGCGTACAGGTTCCAGACGAAATGGAAGGTGTATTCCTTGCAGTTCCATTCCCAGCAGTCGGTGAAGAGGTCCGGGAAGTCACGAGCGTGGAAATCGCGCATACGCCTGAACGCGTCACCCTCGTCCCGGTGGTCGAGCACGGGCGACAGGATATCTTCCTGAATCTCTGCCATCAGTTCAGCGCGGCGCTCATCGGAAATTTCGGCGTCTTCCAGATGGCTCTCGATGCGCTCTTTCAAGCGCTTCTCGAACTGTTCGACCGAAAACTCTTCCGCACGCCCACGCCCATATCCATCGCTGGCTACCGCCTGAAGCTTCTCGCACCAGTAACCCTTATTGATGTACAGCTTGGCCGGGTCGCCCCGATCGTCAGTGCGGAAGAACTCGAACATGTCGGTCAGCCGCGAGAAGACGTAAGTGCCCATATCACCACGGATGCACAGTGCGCCGGGCCACGTCAGGATCTCGAACCAGTACGATGAGCCGCCCTCTGCACGCCGAAGCGCGATATGGCGATTGACACCGTCGTCACGAATCACCGTCATTTGGTGCGTGGCAACGTCTTGCAGGAATCTCTCTTGGGTGCAGGTCATGCTTCCACCTCTCTTGCGGCTGCTGCGTGGCCCATGCAGCCATGCTCTTTGTGATCGAAGTTGTCGCACTTGCCGAACGGGATGAAGTTGTGGCCGCGCGACAGTTCATCAAGCAGTTCGGCCTTCGCCTCGTCGGGCGTCATCGTGCGACCGTCGTCGTGCTTGAACATCCCGCGAAAGTCACGGGGCTTCCAGTTCATAAGTGCGCCGCGCACATCGAGGCACAAATGAAAACTCTTGCGCTGATGCGTTAGCGTCTGCACCACAGAAGGCGGCGCAGGATCGGTATTCAGCCCTTCGGGGCGTGGGTCGTAGGGGCTCATGCTAGGATTGCCCTCCTAAACAAAAAGGAGAAATCGCTTGGATAAGTGGTCAAGAAGAATCGGGGGATTGACCGTTGCACTGACATGCCTTTCGGGACATGCGGCAGATTGGGCAGGCTGGGTTCGTGTGCCGTTTCCGCCATCGAAGGACGGGCCAGAAGCGTCCATCTGGTGTCAGAGGCCTAAGCCGTATTACCCTGCCGAATGGGCTGATGCGGGAGAGGTAGGGGTGGTAAAAATTCGCGTGGTCGTTGCCCCGTCCGAGCGCGTGGTCTCAGCATCGGTTGTGCAATCGTCTGGATTCGTGCGTTTGGACGACGCTGCTCTTGCTGCAGCGAAAGCTGTCCGATGCCGGGCCGTTACTGGCGATATTCCGTCCCCTGGATTTTCCGCCATCATGCCTATTTCGTTCGAGGCACATTAGAGGGCTCAAACGAGCACCCCCCAGCGTCTGCCGTCCACGCCGGCGGTATACGTCGTTCTTCGCTGCGAAGAGTTCTAGCGCTTTCACCACTGACGCGCTAAGGGTGACGGTAACTTTGCTCATGCTAGGATTCCTGAAAATTTCGGGGATGGCGATGGACAAGGAACAAAATGGAGATCAGGTGAGCATCAGCCTGAATCGGACCATCAACACATATGCGGAGCTATGGCATGGAGCAAAATCGTTGGCGGCGAAAGGTCGTGCCGACGTCGATGGCTCGTTTTGGACGCTCATGGGGGCTCAGATTCTCTTTGCGTTCAGCATCGAGGCGTACTGCAACTACGCTCTTCCGTATGTGTTTTCTAACCTAACGGAGAACCGCCGGCGGGATGTTGCCCAGCGCCCTCCTGTGTGCAGGATTGCACTGATCTGCGCGTCGCTGGACGTATCGTTCAATGAAGGTGGCGACGAGTTGAACGCGCTCCAAGAACTATTCAGATTGAGAAACTCATTGGCGCATGGACGACAGCTGGATCTCGCCGAAAGCAAGATGTACGCGGCGGAGGACGTCAACGATCCAGCGAATTTTTGGCTTTCCGCACCTTGGGAGGCGATGTGTACAGTGGACGCTGTAGACAGGACTCAGGATGTCGCTTATCGGATCATCACGGGAATTCACGGAAGATTGCCAACACATCTCGGGCGTCCGTTTAAATTCGGCGTCGGTTCTGGATTGGCTCAACTGGTGCGGTCGTAGTTACAAATCTGCGGGTCGTTCAAGTACTCCCGCCAATGCACCCATCGCGTTGGCGTGTGAAACCCCCAGTTGCGCTGCCACGGCCCCAGGATGAAAGGGGGGGCGCGTAGACAGATCGACCAGCACGATGGCGGTTACGCCGCTTGTTTTTGCAGTGCCGATTGAATGTGGTCAATCAAAGCCGCACAAATCACCTCAAAGTCGCCTTCGTGGTACAGCTTCGCGGCCTTGTCGGTCGCGGCGTGAGTGATGCCAAGGCTGGCAAGACCGTCGGCGGTCAGGCTAATCGGCGAGAGGCGCTCATTGATCTGCCCGAGGCGAAGCGTGGGTGCGCCCTTTGAGGCAGCGCGCACAGTCGTATTCCAAGGCGGCGCATCCGGTTTCTGTTGGGTCGGCCCGGAAGGGCTGACTGCCGCAGTAGGTATTGCCGGAGCGCCCGGCGTGACCTTCTGCGCTTCCGCTCGCTTGTGCTGCTCGATCCGCGTCGTGACGGCCAACTGAAAATCCTCGGCCGGTTTCTGGATTAAGGATTGCAGGTCACGGAACAGGAACACGTGGCTTTCGTGCTGGGCGAACCAAGCCAACTTCTCGCGCAAATCCCGCGCGGCGGCGTCAGCGGCGATCTTGCCCGCGGCGACGGCCGTGTCGACGGCGTCGTGGAGGCTCGCGAGCGTGCGCTTGTTCTTTGCCGCTGCCACGAGGTCCGGTGCGGGGATCACGATTTGGACCGGCTTCAGTTCGGCGTTCAGCGCGGCCACGTGATCCGTGTAGGCCTTGCGTCCGCCGACAATGATTTCGCCCTTGATCTCTTCTTTGCGCTTCGTGACGAGTTTGTCGAGGCCCAGCCGCTTTTCGCGGAGTTGGGACTTGATGTAGTCGACCGTGCGCATCAGCTCGTCGATGCTGGCCGTCTGAGCGAGTGCTGCGTTCTTCGCGACTTCGAGTTCCTTTTCGGCGGTTTCGCAGAACTTGACCGTCGCTTCGGCGTTCGCGAAGTCTTCGTCGCTCTTCAGGTCGGTCTTGATGCCCTCGATGAAGCGCTCAGCAGCCGCTCGGAACGTCGGCAGGTTGCTCGCAAGCACCTCGCCGCAGATCTGCACGGCGAGCGCCGGCAACGCCATGATTGCGTCGGCCTGCGGCTTCTCGACAATCTCGACCGGCGCGTAGCTCACTAGGTCGCTCGCGAACTGTTCCCAGCCGGCCTGCAGTCGCTCGAACCATTGCGCATCAGGTTCGATCTCGATGCGCTCCATGTTGTCGGGCGTGCCGTCCGAGACAACGAAAATCACCTTCTTTGCACCCGTCACTAGCATGACCTGCTGGCATTGCGGCCAGTACTCTTCGGGCAACTCGCCAGCGCGCACAGCTTCAGCCAGTCCCGCGTTCCATTGCTTGTGCTCGAACGCGATGTCTTCGGCCATCGTCAGACCATCGCACGAAGCGGACAGGCGCCCCAGTGAACAGGTAACCGGGTACAGATCGTCTCCGATGATGCCCTCGACGATCGGGCGTGCCAGCGCTTCAACCTCGTGGCCGTAATCCAGAATGTTCTTCTGAACCCAGTCCGAGAACTCGCGCGGCGTGCCGACATACTTCATGTGCAGTAACTCGTTGCGCTTTACCTTGGACGAGAGGCCAAGCATTGCGGCGGCTTCGCTTGCGCCGAAGTGCTCCAGGCGGAACTGCGCCCATTCGTCAGATCCCTGCACCAAGTTGTGAATGATGCGTTCAGTCATTTTCGTGGCTCCATGCGTCGATCGTCAGCTTCTGGTCTTCGGTGAGGCGTAGCCGCGTCTCGATCATCGCGATCAGGTCAGCGGGAGTTTTGGCCTTCTCGATGATTTGCTTCCGCCACCCGTCCTTCTTTTTTGCGAAATCCTCGGCCGTGCAGGTGGGGATAGTCTTGGTTTCGCTCTGCGTCGCCGCGCCGGCTGCATCGCCGCCTTGCTGCTCGGCGCGGTTTTCCATCACCGACTTCCAAGTGGCTTCGCCATCCTTGATGGCGCCATAGATGCCGCGCAGATCGACCAGTTCAGTAGGCGAGCAGGTGTCGAGTGAATGGCCGAGGTACTTCGTCAATTCCTCGACTTTCACGCCGATTTCGTGGAACGCGTCAGCGATCCGCTTACGCTCTGCTGCTGGGTCACGCGCGGCCTCATCCATACGAACAGATTTGATGATTCCCTCGGCTTCGTCCTGCAAATCGCCGGGGATAATGCGCAGGCCCAGCGTCCGTATCGCTTTCGAGATCAGTGCCGCCCGCTTGTTGAGCAGGTCGTCATCGTTGGCCGTTACCGTGTACGTCATCTTCCCGTAGCTGTTCTTGCGAACCGAGATATACGTACCGTCGTCCATCGGCTTCGAGCGCTCGACCGTCTTCGAGACCCGCACGTCGAGCGGATACGTGAGGTTCGATTCGAGGTCGGTCACGCTGACGCGGTGCACTTCTTTGGCGTCGTCCTCGAAGATCATCGTCGTCTCGACAAGGACGTTCGACATACAGCGCAGCGCGACTTCGACGAAGCGAATGCCGAGCCCCTCGACACCGTTGCCGATAGGCTTTCGGTAGTAGGCGCTCTTGTTTTTGGCGAACGTGGGTCGGCGGCACTCGTTGATGAGATCCTGGCGAACTCGATCCCAGTTGCGGGGCCGCTGCATCGCCATGATGTAGCGAGCCTCAACCATCGCTTTGGACTGGGCGGCGACTGCTGTCGATGCGGTCTCGACGACGGCCATCGTTTGGTGCTGTGCGCCGAATTCGTTGCGTGTGGTCAGTGCGTTGGTCATGGTCACTCCTGCGGGACGGCCGGCGCCGGTTCGATCTTCATGTAGGGATACTTCTCGGCGAACGGCTTGATGGCCTTGTAGAAGTGCGAGCCGATAGACTCGGCGGTATCGAACGCGATGAAGTCAGTGGCCGACACGTTCGAGTAGTGATAGAGCGAAGAGGGCGCGCCATCCTTCGTCTTGAAGCGAACTGCCAACGTGTTCGACGCCGGGTCGTGGCCGATGCTGTGGATCTGCGACGACTGGACTTCCTTCATCTCGATTTGCACGGCGCTTGCGTGCTGGGCTTGGTTCTCGATCATGGTGTTCTCAGGGGATACGGACGAAAACAAGGTCGGTGCCTGTCCAAACACCGCGAAGAACCCAGCCCTTCGCGCGCATCTCGATCAGGAAGTCGTACATAAGCGGGTCTGACATTTCAGTTCTCCCAGGTGGTCAGGCAGTACGTCGTGTCGTGCGCGACGCGGCAGGCATGCCAACTCGTGACTTCGCGCCACGCCATGAAGGCGAGGGCGGCAACAATCAGCACGACGGTGAGCGCCAAGCGGGCGGGGGTGTTCATTACGCGGCACGCCCGTAGACGGGTATTTCGCTGGCGTCGGCGTCGACGCAGTATTTCGCGCCACCGACGAGTAGAAAGAAGACGATCAGGATGAAGAGGACGCGGCCGCAGAATGCGCCGAAGTCGCGGGCGAGGCGGATCATGTTTCACCTCGCGCGCGAATCATGGCGTCGGCCATCTTGTAAGCGTCTTCCGCGATCTGTTCGCACGAGGACGTCCAGTCTTTGTTCGGCTCGGGGTTTTGATCCCCCTTGCGCCACTCGTCCCAACCCTTGATGGCTTCCGGCAAAGCCTTCGCCGCGAAGTAGTCGCGCACGGTCATGCCGAACGCTGTGCCGTGGCCGCCGTACTCGCTCGCTGCGACCGGAAACGCTGCACCGCCGTTCTTGATATCGCTCATACACGCACCTCGCCCTCGGCAAAGACGTTGATCTCAACCTCGAACGCGACCTGCAGGATTTCGCCGGCGCGCTTCGTGTCCTGCTTGATGAGCGCATCCTGCAATGCGCAGTAGCCGTCGTAATCGGTGTCGATCAGGCGCTGCACCGCGTTCTGGACGTCGGCTGATTCGGCGGCACGCTCGCGGGCCGCACGCTTCAACTCGTCGAGCGTTTGCTGACGAACGTGTGCGCCGGTGTCTCGCGACACCGCGCATTCGAGTTGTGTGTACATGGGGATTCCTTCTGACGTGCGGGGGGCGCCCCGGCAGAACACCGGGGCGATGCGGCTTTAACCATGTCCGCCATGGGCCTCTGAGCGTTCAGGCTTGCTTCAAACTAGAAAGGGAGGGAAGTCTGATATGCTGTTTTCGGCTTGGCTGCAGTGCCCGGCTGACCCGAAACGACCCCCGAATATTCCATCTGAGGAAGCCAATGAAGAAGCTTCTCGTAATTTTCGTCGCCGCGTTGTCGGGCGCAGCAAGCGCCCAGGGAAATAACTGCGATTGCCAACAAATTGTCGGATCGTGCACCGCTTCCATCAGCGTGGTTCCGACTCAAGTAACCAAGGGCAGCTACGGCGCGGACTTGAAGATCACGTCGACTGCACCTCAGTGCTCAAAGGTTGACTACTACGTTGACGGAACGCCGTACTTCACTGTACTAAGCCAGGGTAATCAGGGCGAAGACCGTGTGTTTGGCCAGAAGCCAATCTCACGGTCAAATATCTCCGGGGTCGCGTGCCACGTCTGCAAAGTTCAATCTTCGGCAAGTGGTTCTACCGCTAACCAGCAGGGCGGCGCGGGCTCAGGCGCAAGTGGGTCGCCGAAGGACCGTGCACAGGCGTTCCTGCAGGGAACGTGGTGCTCGGATACGGGAAGTGTCCATACCGTCATCAAAGTCGCCGGCAGTAACGTAACTTTCGCGGCGAGCTACGAAGGCGGGCCCCCAAGCTACAATTCCGGCGCATTGGTTTTGCTCGATAAGGACGAGTTTGAATTCCGCAGAGGTAACGGTACCGATCTGTTTCGTATCGAAGGTCAGGGGTTCCGATGGACTGGGCGTAATGGGGGAGCATCACCTTATCCCGACAATTTGGCATATCGGTGCGCTGGATAATCAGCGCTCACCCTCAAGAGAGCAGACCCGAGATCCTGATCAGATCGGGGAAGGGGGATACGGGCTATTTAACGTCGCCGCGCCGACGCGGGTCTGCATCACTTGAGGATGCTCAGGAGTTTTTCATCATCAATATGGATGATTCAGTGCGAATTTCGCTGGAATAGCATTGTGGTGCGGCGCATCACTTAGGGTTTGCCTCGCTCTATGCCCAAAGGTCTCGTCCGCGTGAAGAAGATGAGAAATGTGCTTTTCAGGGGACTTCATGAAATCCAAACTCTTTTTATTCGCTACCGCTTTTCTCGCACTGCTGGCAGGTAGTCAGGCTGCAAATGCAGCAGAGCCGTGTTGGGATGAAATGGTGGCGGCTAACCGCGCGAATGGCCCCGGAGGACGAGCCGGTGCTGATGCGCAATGGGATAGCCTCTCAGACGAGCAGCTTAGAGCGGACTTGAACGATTACAAGGGCTTCCGACAGTCTTTTCGTGCACAAGGTCTTCAGGGGACGCCTGACTACAAATGGGTTGAGTGCACAATAAAAGCAATGGAATCTCGCTTGAAGCCAAACAGTAACGAGGCCAGCGCCAAGGTGTCGGAGGGGAGCAAGTCGCTGTACGACAAGCAAGTCAGCAAGTACCGAGACGGCACTCAATGCCTGAAGCTGATCCAAAGTCACGACAGCCTGAACAACATGTTCTGGTACAACGGTTGCAAGTTCCTCATCTCTGTTAGCTGGATCGACTATGGAGAGAAGAACGGCGCTGGCTTAAGCGCGGCGGGTCCCATTTCCCCGGGGAAAAAGGAGGTCATCACTCCCGTGAAAGGGCGCTATACGGCAGCCGCTTGCGAATATCCCGGAACGGTACGAGCACCAAACGGTGAGCGTTGGAACCCTCAATCAATGGATCGGCACAGCTGCCGCTAGCGCAAAATCTTCTAGGGGCAAAACTTTTCCGGGGGGGGGGCGCCTTCCCCGGGGAGGTGTTAGGCGTTTCGCATAGCCTGGCGGGCAGCGCGATAGGCGCGCAGCCACGCTGCTCGGGGCGTTTTCGTTGTGCCGCTGCCGCGATAGCCGTTGCGGATGGCTCGATAGATCGCGGGGGCCACGTACAAGCACGCGCAGTCAGACTCACGGACGGCAGTTTCCTCGCGGATCATCCAAGCGGCGTCGTTGCTCTTCGTGACAACGTGGTGTGCCTCGACGGCTGCATATCCGAAGGCGCGCAGCTTCGTATAGCTGTTGCGGTGAGATTTGGTCACTTCGATATCTCCTGCATCGTGTATATGGCGCGGCTCTCGGAAGAAAGCCGCTTCATGTACAGCTCACGCAGTGCCCCGGCTACACCCGGCCAAGCCGGCTCCGGGGTCTCCTGCGTTTTGTGCCGATTACCTCGCCATCGACACGATGTGTGGGCGCCGCGATGAACTGCGGAAGCCAGTCGGGCCAGCCGACCAACCATTTCCGCGTTTCCAACCGACTCATCCACGCGTGTGGGAGATGTGTGCGCATGGCGGCGCTATGGCCGCGTGACACCTTTTATCCGTCGAATTTTTAGAGAGCACCCGAGAGGTCGGGCGGGCAGCGATGTGTGCTGCGTTGGAGTGAATAATAGAACTGCTATTAAATATGCACAATAGTAATTCTAGTATTTAAGGAGAAATAATAGCTATCGACATTCTTGTATTGATAGGAATTGTCGGGCGTGGACGCAAAAATGCCCGCTCGCGGCGGGCAGCAGGCAACAAAAAACCCGCCGAAGCGGGTTTGTATGGTGGCACTTGTCTGAGAGATTAAAACCAGTGGAATCCTTTGGCCATCATCCCGGCTAGCCCTATGGCGACGGCAATAATGGCGCCAAAGGTCAGACGAAAATCTGTGGTGCGAATGCCGGAAATATCGTTGCTGCGAATCGGCGCTGGTGAAATCTCAACGATCTCAACGCGTCACGGGCTTTGCCACCTACGAGAACGTCCAGATGCTCATTGTCGGTGCGTCTCGTCCGTTACCTCCTGATGACGCACGTTAGACCGTGCGACGCGAGGAAATCATTTCGTTGCAGCACGCTCGACGAAAAGAACGGGCTCCGGGCCTCGATCTTGTCCCCGCGTCGCTCAAACAGGATTTGCATTTCGAGATCTTTCCCGGTTTCCTGTCGTCGCAGCACCGGGAAATATTGCATAGATATGAATGACGTGCCTGTCTTCAAATCTCGATCAACCTGGGCAAAATCAGTCGTTGAAAATCCGCGGCTGCAATTTTTGATGAAGTCGAAGAGAGATTGACCATCTGCCAGGCGGATCTGTTTGGCAAAGTACAGGGCACGGTGAAAGTCCTGGTGCATCCACCGTGCAGTCTCGGGGTCGGCATCCAGCTCGCGCGGGATGCGGTACCGGATGCTACTGATGTCTGGGTATTCTTTGAGAATTTGACGGTCGAACTTGTCGAAGGTTAGGCACTCTTTATCGTCATAACAACCAACATCACTTAGAAGCTTCTTTTCTGCCGGCGACTGTGGAAGTTCGATTGATGCAGCCGGCAATTTACGCTCACTGGACTGCATCGCCGCAGAAGCTGGAGCATCCGTCTTGCGTTGCTCATCGGAATCATTGTCGCAGGCCGACAAAACCGAAATCACTGCTGCGGCCCAAGCTGCCATTAGGATTTTGCTCACTCAAGATCCCCGAATTTTGGTGGCTATTTGCTGTTTCTTATAGCTGCTTGGTGCCGGTTCAGATTGGCGCAATGACGCACTACCGCAGCATGTTCTCTCTACGTTCGATGCATACACCGATTACGTGAAGGTGATTGCGCTCGTTTCTAGCTCTTTGGCTTCTGATAGACCTCAAGTTCACCGTTCATGGCATCTTGAAGAATGGCCCAAATGAGGGAGCCTTCGGCTGCGGCCACCGTATCTGTCCGAGCTTTATATCCATCGAGGTACGTCTCTGATTTCACGAACTTGCAGGGGGATTCGCAGGACACCTTGTTGGTCACACCATTGTCGATGAGATCTACACGGTATTTTTTCCCGGTCTTGCCCTGATATCGCACCATCAGCAACGCCTTCGTTGCGGTCCCGGCTTTTCGGTCATCATCGCTTAGTGCTGGTTGATAACCATATTCGCCATCTTGAGCGATGGAGTAGTAGTGAGTTGGCTGAGGCGGTGTTGGGGGCGCTGGCACTTCTGTCGGCCGGGATGCGCTCTTCGGCTTCTCCTCTGAATCGCCACATCCGGTCAGCAACGCCGCCATGGCGAAGGCCGCGATAATTCCCGATTTGGTCATCATATTTTTCTCGTTTTCACTGGTGAAAGTTGGTTTTTCCGGCGCCTGAAGCGCAACGTCCAACAAATATGTCCCTTGGGGTCAAAGCTTGGTCCCGCGCCACGCATAGACCACTCTGCCAAGGATCTTGAATTTCTCGCGCTCGCCATTCTGGATCAGGTACGGCTCGTACTTCTTGTTGTCTGAGATCATGAGAATTGATCCGTCCGGACGACGCTGCAGCCGTTTCACGTACAACTCATCGCGCAGAGCAAGAACATAAATCGCATCAACTTTCACGTCGACCACGCCACGGTCAACCCATAGCAAGTCACCGTCGTTGAAGGTACCTTCCATCGAGTCTCCGAACGCTGGCAAAAGCGCAAGATTCCTTGGGCTGGACACATTTGGCAGGGTGTCCCGGACCCATGTCCGGGTGACTCTGATCTGTTCCACGACATTGTCATAGTCGGGCATCGGGAAGCCATTCCCCATGGACGCGCGTACGTCGAAGCGCGGGATCTCAATCTCGTCCGCCAAAGCCTTTGCAAAATCGAATCTGGTCAGATGGGCCGCGGCGCTGGTCGGATCGTCAAAGTCAGCATCCGTCAACTCGCTCACATCAGGGAGAACGTCAGAGGGGGGCGGACCTTCATAGTTACGCAGTGCAGGCGAAATATGTAACGCAACGCTCATGGCCTGTTTGGCGAGCGTCGGGCTGAAATCGGCAATAGAAACGCCTAGACCGCGCGCGAAGCCGGCGGCGGCCTTCGCATTCAGCGGGCTTCGCGCATTGAGGTACTGCCAAACCATCCCCTGCGAGCCGATCTCGAACTTCGCGCCGAACGCCTCTTGCGATAGATCGGATTTGACTTTGAATAGGGCCTTCAGACGCGCCGCGTCTTCGATCTGCCAGGGAAGAAGGGTTGTTTTTGCCATAGGGCGAATATAGCGATTCTATTAATGAGTTCAACAAGGATTCCTATTGACCAAAACAAATAGTGATACTAGTATTTGGGCATGGACATCAATACCTATCTTCACGAGAACCGGCTGACGCAGACTTGGCTGGCGGGAAAACTTGGCGTAACGCCCGGGGCAGTGTGGCAATGGATTCGCTCTGGCCGATTTCCGCCTGAGCACTGCCCGACGATTGAGCGCCTCACTGACGGCAGCGTCAGATGTGAGGATCTGAACGATCGTGTGGATTGGGCATACATCCGATCCCACCCGGAAGCCGAGGATCCACCCCGAAGCCCTCGAAGTCGCCCTCCCGCCCAAAGAGGCGGTGAGGGCGCAACGGCTGACGGGGACACTGCGGGGGCGATCGCATGACGAAGATCACCCCGATTCGCCGCCGCTTCGGTTTGCTCGGTGCCGTCGCCTCGCTTTTTAGCGCGTGGCGGCTGCATCGCGCTGATCGGAAGCTGGCCAGTCCCTATTACGACCCGAAACAGTTCCGGGGGCGTCGATGATGCGATTTCAGCTAGTACAGCCTCGGCATCTTGATCTGGTACGTCTTTCCGGTGAGGAAGTTCGCTTTGCATGCGTTGCAGTGAAGAAAAATCTTCCCATTCCCTTTGTGCGTCTGGAGTACTTCCTTCTTCGACGCGTTGTCCATGCAGGACTGGCAAAGGTAGTGCGCGGGATCGGTTATTTCATCCGGCGTACTTCCGCCGTTGTAGGCGAGGACGAAAACACCTTCCGACAGTTCATGAAGGCGGTACTTCGCTCGCTCCGACTGCCCTTGTTCAAGCTCAGCGACGCGTGCACTGATCTTTCGCTTGTCGTCTTTGAGCGCATCAATCTCGTCGCGTGCCGCCGACAGCTTCTCTTGCAATTGAAGCGCGGCGTTTGTGACATCGAAGATCCGTTCATCCAGTACTTGCTTCGCCTCGGCGAGCTTCGATTGATCCCGTGCTGCGACGGCTGTCTTCGTCAACTCGAATGCACTTTTCAGGCCACTCAATGCGGCACTGATGGATGCAATGTCCATGGGGTTTCCCCTTGTTTTGGTTTCAACGGTGTAGGAACCAACGATTCTAAGGCAGGTGGGAATCCTCACCATTTCAATCCGGCGCAATCGCGCCGCCTCGTTTGCTTTGTTGGAACCAATCGTATGGATCACGAACCGCACGTGGGAGCAACACATGAAGGTTGCTGAGAGAAACGAAAATGTGGTAGTGGGCCTGATCGCGAAACGGACTCAGATAGCCGTCGCGAACGCTCTCGGCATTGACCGAACGAACTTCAATCGCTTCCACAACAGCCGCGGTCACGGGCTGTCCCTCAAGAAGTTCTGCGAAATGCTTGAGCTGCTCGGGTTGGATCTGTCTCGGCTCGACGGTGCGCCGGAAATCCCAGAAGACGTCGACACGGTCACGATGCCCCGCGCTGAGTACGAGGCCATGCTCGAGCGACAGGACGCGATGCGCACGCTTCTCAAGCACTCCCTGGGGGACTGACCATGTCAGGGAACAAGCGCATGCCATGGTCGCCGGAAGACAGCGCTCGGCTGACGGATCTGTGGGACTCGGCGCTCCCCATCAAATGCATCGCCGAACATTTCCCCGGGCGCACGACAAACGCGGTGCGCAAACACGGCCGCTACGGTTTGGGGTTGCCAGATCGCAATGGGAAGCGGGGGCGGGCTACATCGATCGCCTGGGGCGCGATTCAGCGAGAGCTGCGGAAGGTGCCGATGGGCGATTCGAAGTATCTCGCGATGGTCACAGGCTACTCGCGGCGCCAGATCCTGCTGCTTCTGAGCGAGCACCACGAAGCAGGCGACTTGCATATCGCAGGCTGGGTACGTTACGCGCCGGCTGGCGCTTGGGCGGCACGCTTTTCTCTCGGGAACGGCGTCGACGCTCAGAAGCCAGAGCCGCTGACGCGCAAAGAGATCGACCGACGTCGCACTCTCAGACTGAGCAAGGATGCCGAATATCAGGCCGCCCGCTGCGCGCGTGCGCGCGTCCGCTATGCGATCAAGACAGGCAGTCTCGTTCGACGAGACCCCTTGATCGCGGCTCTTTACGGTACCGCGTAGGCGGGGAATCAATGGCACGAATTCGTTCAGTCAAACCCGAGTTTTGGACGTCCGAGCAAGTGATGGACGTCTCTCGTGACGCTCGTATCCTTTTCATCGGGATGTGGAATTTCTGCGATGACGCTGGGATTCACTCGGCCAACGAGAAGCGGTTGAAGGCTGAGGTGTTCCCGGCCGACGACCTGACTTCGGCGGATGTTCGGCGAATGGTCGACGAACTGCTTCGCGTCGGATTGCTCGACGAGTATGAAGTCGCCGGACAGCGCTTCTGGATCGTTACCGGCTGGCATCACCAGAAGATCGATCAGCCGACGTTCAAGCATCCTCGCCCGGACGGCACTGTTCCGTCCGGTGCGCCGAAGCGCCGTCAAACCCGCATGAAATCGAAAGATTCGGCGAGTGATCGCCAATCGGACGGCGAACATTCGTCTAATGATCGCGGAATGTTCGGCGAACACTCGTCGAACGAACGGGGAGCGGACGGTGAACGTTCACCCCCGGAGAGGAGTGGAGTGGAAGGGAGTGGAGTATCAAAAGGTAGTGGTACTTCAATCGTCGTAGGCGACGACGATGAAAATCGCAGCCTTTCCGATGCTAGCGACTTCACGGACCCCCGCGTGCCGGCCAACCCCGCCGAGTGGGCCACGTACTTCGGCGACGAGCACGGCATCGATATCGACCCAACGAGCATCCACGAGCGCAAGCGATTCGTGCCTCTCGCGACGGCATGGTGCAACGCCCGGGTGTCGGTCGGGCGCATGCGCAAGGCTATCGAGAAGGCTCAGGACGAAGCCACCGAGCCAATCGTGTTTCTCCCGGCCTACGTCGACCGTGTGCTGGCGAACCAGGCCGCGCCGCGCGCGTCGCCGCGACAGGCCGAGAACGCAGCAATCCTCGCCGGCCTCGCCGGTAACCCAATCGGACACGACTATGACCACGACACCATCGACGTTGAAGCGCGGCACGTCAGTTGACTGGCCGCAAGACGCGGCACCGCAGCGGCTTATCGAGCGCCTGTTCACCGTGCTTGGCCAGCGCTACGGCGCCCGGCTGGCGGACATGTGGCGCGGCGGGGATCCGTCGAAGCCCGAGACAGTGCGGCAACACCTCGAAGGCGTGAAGCGGCAGTGGGCGCTCGATCTTGCCGATCTGACCGCAGCCGAGTGGCAGCGCGGCATCGCCGCATTGCGCGATCGCCCTTACGTGCCGACCTGCCCGGAATTCCGGCTGCTCTGCCGCCCGCGTCAGCACGTCAACGAACTGCTCGAGTACGCCGTCGCGCAGTTGCATCGACGGGACACCGACGGCAGCGACGTCTGGCCCGATCCGGCACTGTTCTGGGCGGCCAAGCGCGTCGGCGGGTACGAGATGCGCACGCTTGGTCGGGACGTCCTCGTGAAGCGATTCGCCGCAGCACTCGATGCGGTGCGTGACGAGGGAAACCTGCAGCCCGTTCCGGCCGCCATGGCCGCCTTGCCTGCACCCGGCAAAGCCACGACGGACAAGGCGACAGGCCGTGCGCACCTCGCCGCGATTCTGGCAGGACGCCCGGGCCGCTCGGAACGCTCGCTCTCGCGTACGCGCGAGGCGTTGCTCCCGATTGCAGATCGCCCCGACGCCGTGGCGAAGTTGCTCCCGGACTCGGTCCTCGCGTACGCGCGAGAGGCAGAGAAGGGCGCGGCACGAGCCCCGCAGGCGTGACGCATGGATCTGTGCCCACTCTGCCAGGCAAACGCCGGTCGGCTCGACTTCACGAAGCCGTGCTGTCGGGTTCGTCACCTGATGGCGTTGCCCAAGGTCGAGATGCGGCGGGCGACCCTCGACCGGTGGCGCAGGCAGTTGGGCGATACCGCAGTGAATCGGATTGAGAACGAAGTGAAGGCCCGGTGGGCAGCGAGGAAAGCATGAGTACGTTCAATTTCAGAAGTTCGGCGAAGACGCGCATGCAGGCGCTCGGTCGCTTGAAAGCAGGGCAGCGGAACAAGACGGAGACGGCCTACGAGGCGTTGCTTGAAGCCCGTCGACAGGCTGGAACCGTCGCCTGGTACAAGTTCGAAGGCCTGAAACTGCGACTGGCCGACAACACGTTTTATTCGCCGGATTTCTTCGTGATGCTCGCAGACGGAACGCTCGAGGCTCACGAGGTGAAAGGGCATTGGCAGGATGATGCGCGGGTCAAGATCAAGGTTGCGGCTGAACTGTACCCATTCAGATTCATCGCCGTGCGCCCCAAGCCGAAGCGAGAAGGCGGCGGCTGGCAGCAAGAGATTTTTGAGTAATGGATTGGCACTTTTGACGGGGATCAGGCCAATGAACGAAGCATTTCAAGACACTCGACAGGCGCTCCACGTGGCGTACCTCGTTCTGTCGCTGCCGCCTCGGCAGAAGGCACCGTTTCGCAACATGCTGATTCGGATCATCGAGTCGATTGACAAGCCGACGAAGGCGCAGGAAGCATGGCTGAACGAGTTGCGCGGGCCGCAGGGCGAGTTTGACTCCGAGCGGCTGACGCTCGAGGAATTCCGCGCGCAGTGCGCCATGATCACGGACGCGGCGCGCACACGGCTGCCGTCACCAGAGTATGCGGCGGTGCTCGCGCGCTTCGCGCATGGAGACGAGAAGGTGGCGGGCATCAATACGTTGGCCGTCTGGTCGCGCAAGTCGAGCGGCATCACGGCCGTGGCGCTGCTGCGCGACCTGACCGCGTGGAACTACCTGCCGCGTACGAAGCGGGAAGGAGTGTCGATCCGGGATCTGGCCGAGCGCCACAAGATAGCAAAGAGCACGGCGTTTCGCGCGGCCAAGTGGATGGCGGCACGCTTCACGGAACTGGAAAATCTGGCAGTGGCGAGGCTCGAAGCGGGCTTCGTCTCGCATGGCGTCGTCCCATCTTCAACCCATCCCGCGTGCGATTATGCGCAGCCCGTTGCAGCGTAAGGACTTCGAAGGAAAAAGCTCTTGCAGTTTTGGGACAAAGCACCTAAGATTTCGCCATACTCAGCAAAAGTACGTTCAAAGCCCGCCTAGTGCGGGCTTTTTTCATTGTTTCGGCGCTATTGCAGATCCGATCGCCGAATCGATGAGTGCGCGTGTTTTCTCGAAGGCCTCGATTTGTGTGTCGGACCAACCGGCACCGAGCGATGTTGAGAGCAGCGTTTCCATCCAGTGATTCATGGCCCGCTCGAGTTGTGGGGTTCGCTCCACAGTACTCAGAAGTGCAATCATCGCAGCGAGAATGGCATGCGTATTCCCCGCAGTCGTCATTGTGGCTTCGACCAGTGACTTTTCCATTGTGGATCCCTAGGCTGATGAATTAAGCGTGTTCCATCTCGCGCTGTGCCGCGAGTGCCAGAAACGCCGAGCGCGACATATGGCGCTTCTCGGCCACCGCATCGATCTGGTGAACTAGCCTCTCTGGCAGGCTGATGTTCAGCCGAATAGCCTTGCTGCTGACCTTCGACAGATCGATGTCAACGAACATCCAGCAGCCGGTACCGTCATCCACCTCGTGCGCATGCAGTTTGTGGATGTCGTAGGTCGGTGCCGGGATAGCATCGGCGCTGTCTTCGTACATGAGTTCGACGGCTTCCTGCGCCATACGCTCGAGTTCGTCGAGTGTATCGGCGGCCGTGTGTACGCCCGGAAGATCCGGAAAGGCGGCACCGAAGGCGCTTTCGCCTTCCTGCCACACGTAGATCGGATATTTCATTCGCTTCTCCAGTCAATGCCCGCTTGCTTGAAGATTGAGCGGGCGGTGCCAATCGGCATGTCCTTTTTCGGGTGCGGGACGATCACCACTCGACCGTTCTCATGCCGAAACTTGTGATGGCTGCCGCGCACCGACACTTCGGTGAATCCGGCGGCTTTCAGTCGTTTGATGATGTCTGCGCTTGTCATGTGTGTAACTTTACGCAATACACAACGTTGTGTAAAGAAATTATGCGCAGCGTGACGCGTATCGGTTGATTCGCCCGGCAGGGCAAAGACCATAACGCCGCGTCGCTGCCCGGGCCAGCCGGCCAGTGTCCGATCCTTCTCAGAAATAACCCCGGCAGCGCGCCACATGTCGCCACCCGTACCTCCTGCGGGGAAACGAGCGGTGGGGGCGCGTGCAGCAAAAAAGCCCGCTTTCGCGGGCCTCGATTTTTACTTGCCTTCGAGCTTATCGGCGAGAGTTTGAATCAGCGTCGCCAAGTACACCGCATCCTGCTTCCCCGCATCGGCTACAGTCGCTGCAGAGTTAAAGCCGCCAAGAGGTATCGACTTGCTCTCCAACGCGATCTTAACGAGTGCGAGAGCGTTGGAGCGAGCATCGATTTGGTCGTAGTTCAGCATCTTGTGTTTCTCCGTAGTGTGGAGTGCTAAGTTTGCCATATCCCCCCGCGCGGCTCCGCGACTCCGCGCCAGATTCCCTGTCGTCTATGAAAAGGCCCGGCCAACTCTCGATCGTCTACCGATCGACCGATGAGCTGGCCGCTTACGAGAACAATGCGCGCACTCACAGCGCAGCGCAGATCGAGCAGATCCGCGAATCGCTGCGACAGTTCGGCTGGACCAATCCGGTTCTCATCGCAGACGGCGGGATTGTCGCCGGGCATGGCCGCATTGAGGCGGCGATCGGGATGTGGGAATCGGGCGAGAACGTCGCCATGTGCCCCAAGCCGTTCGAGGTGCCGACGGTCGACCTGTCGCACCTGGACGCCACCCAGCGACGTGCCTACATCCTCACGGATAACCAACTTGCGTTGAACGCGGGATGGGACGAAGACTTGTTGGCGGCTGAACTGGCCGAGCTGAAGGAAGACGGCTTTGACCTATCTGTGATCGGCTTCAGCGACGCTGAGCTGCGCGACCTGCTAGCAGAGCCGGGTGAACCCGGGCCGGACGGCGCTGGCTCGTTGGCTGAGCGTTTCATGGTGCCGCCGTTCAGTACGCTCGACGCACGCGCGACGGCGTGGCAAGACCGGAAGGACGCCTGGCTGGCGCTGGGCATCGAATCGGAAGTAGGGCGCGACGCACCGTCGTACGGAAACGCCAGTGAGACGCAGAAGGCTGCCCGCGGTGCCACGGCGCAGCACCGCACCAGCGTGTTCGACCCGGTGCTGTGTGAATTGGCGTATCGCTGGTTTTGCCCTGATGGCGGGACGGTGATTGACCCCTTCGCCGGCGGTAGCGTGCGCGGCATCGTTGCGGCGCGCCTCGGCCGCCAGTATGTCGGCATGGAACTGCGCGACGAGCAGGTGGCCGCCAACCGCGAGCAGCTTCACCTGATTGCGCCGGACGATCCGGCACCAGCGTGGCAGGTGGGCGACAGTCGCCACATCGGCAAAGCCCTGAAGGGCATCGCGGCGGACTTCCTGTTCTCGTGCCCGCCGTATGCGGACCTCGAACGCTATTCGGACACGCCGGAAGACCTGTCCACGATGAAGTACCCCGAATTCCTTGCTGCATATCGCGACGTCATCGCGGGCGCGGCGGCGCTGCTGAAGCCTGACCGCTTCGCCTGCTTTGTCGTGGGCGACGTTCGGGCGCGCAGCGGCGCGTATCGCAATTTCGTGTCCGACACTATCACCGCCTTCCTCGACGCCGGGCTGACGCTCTACAACGAGGCGATCTTGCTGACGGCATTGGGCAGCGCGCCCATCCGCGCAGGCAAGCAGTTCGCCGCCAGCCGCAAGCTCGGGAAGGTGCACCAGAACGTGCTGGTGTTCGTGAAGGGCGACTGGAAAAAGGCCGTCGCGGCGTGCGGCGATGTGGACATGACAGATGTTCAATTTCCCGATCCGGATGAGTAACCAATCCAGTCGATTTCAGGGATTTGCGAAAACTCCCCCATGAATGAGGTCCGAGCATGGCCCTGTGCGGAGCCAAAGGCCGCAACGGTCAGCCGTGCAAACGACACGCCTCAGTGGGGGCGAAGCGTTGCAAATTGCACGGCGGGAACAACAAGCCGGCCGCCAAGGGGAACACCCATGCGGCGAAGCCCGGTTCGTTGTACAGCAAGTACCTGACGCCCGAAGAGCAGGCCGATTTCGACCGTATCGAACTGGGCCGCATCGACGATGAGTTGCGCCTGACGCGCATCCGTCTGGCCCGCGCGCTGGCGCAGGAACAAGAGAAGGGCAGCACGCTTGAGGTCGAGTCAGCCGTCAAACGGTCAGCCGTCAAACGAAAAGGCGGCGGCCCGCAGGTGGCGACTGCAGAGGTGCACACGAAGCGTCGCGACTACGTGGGCATCATCGACCGCCTGACAGCGCGCATCGCTTCCCTTGAAGCACAGCGTGCTGCGATGCTGAACATGTCGCTCGACGCTGAACTGAAGCGATTGGAACTGAAGGAACGCGGCGACGAACAGAACCCCGAGCCGCCCGCATCGCGCTCGTTCACCTTCGTGGTGAAGGACGCAAGGCGCCGCACCGATGACGCCGATGACGACGCCTAGTCCAACCCTTAATGTTCCGCAGGCCCAGTTCCTGCAGATGCCGCACAAGTTCCGGGCGTACGTCGCCGGGTTCGGTTCGGGCAAGACGTGGGTGGGCTGCACGAGCATCTGCCAGCACTTCTGGCAGTGGCCGCGCATCAATCAGGGCTACTTTGCCCCGACGTACCCGCAGATTCGGGACATCTTCTATCCGACGATGGAAGAGGTGGCGGCTGTGATGGGCTTGGCCGTCAAGATCAACCAGACGAACCACGAGGTTCACGTCTACGAGGGACGGAAGTATCGCGGCACTGTCATCTGCCGCTCGATGGAAAAGCCGGAAACGATCGTTGGTTTCAAGATCGGGCACGCGTTGATCGACGAGCTGGACGTGATGCCGCTGAAGAAAGCACAGACGGCGTGGCGCAAGATCATTGCACGGATGCGCTACAACGTACCCGGGCTGCTGAACGGGATCGACGTCACCACGACGCCCGAGGGCTTCAAGTTCGTCTACCAGCAGTTCGTCAAAGCCGTGCGCGAGAAGCCCGCGCTGGCAGAGATGTACGGGCTTATCCAGGCCAGCACGTATGACAATGAGCTGAACCTGCCAGACGACTACATCCCGTCGTTATTCGAGTCCTACCCGGCTCAACTGATTGCCGCCTACCTGCGCGGCCAGTTCGTGAACCTTGCCAGCGGTAGCATCTACGCCGATTTCGACCGGGTGAAGAACCACACGGACGCGGTGATCGCGCCGAAGGAAACGCTACACGTCGGGATGGACTTCAACGTGTTGAACATGACGGCTACGATCAACGTCGTGCGCGATGGACTTCCGATGACCCTGCTAGAACGCACCAAGGTGCGCGACACGCCCGCGATGGCGCGCATCCTGAAAGAGGACTTCGCCGATCTTGGGCATGGCATCGTCATTTATCCGGACGCGTCAGGCGGCAACACGTCAACCAAGAATGCCAGCGAGTCGGATCTGTCGATTCTCAAGCAAGCCGGCTTTAAGGTCGAAGTGAATTCGGCGAACCCGGCCGTAAAGGATCGGGTGAATGCCTACAACGCTCTGATCCTGAACGCAGCCGGTGAACGCCGCTTCCGAATCAATACTCATGCGTGCCCGGTGACCACCGAGGCGCTCGAGCAGCAGGTTTGGGGTGAGGACGGCCAGCCCGACAAGAAAACCGGCCACGACCACCCCAACGACGCGAACGGGTACTTCCTCGTGAAGAAGTGGCCCATCGTCAAGCGCACGGCCACGGTCAGCACGCTGGCCGCATAACGAGAATCCAGGCATGTCCAACGTTCGAACCCCGACCGCCGCCGTAGCCGAAGCGGCCGAGGATCTCGCCTTGATCGCCGCTCTGATGGGCGGCACGCGTGCGATGCGTGTTGCTGGTAAGACCTATCTGCCGCAGTGGCCGAACGAGGCGGATGACGCCTACACGGCGCGCTTGAACACAGCTACGCTGTTCCCCGCTTTTCCGCGAACGGTCGAAGTGCTGGCAGCAAAGCCGTTTTCCCGGCCGATCACGCTTGACGACGACGTTCCGACGCGGATTAAGGAATGGTCAGAAGACATCGACCTTCAGGGTCGAAGCCTCCACACCTACGCGGCGGCGCTTGCTGACACGGTGCTCGCCGAAGGCATGGCCGGCATCCTGGTCGATTACCCGACGAAGGAAAAAGGGGTGACGACTGTGGCGGACGAGCGCCGGGCAGGTTTGCGTCCGTACTTCGTGCATATCCGCAAGGGCGACATCCTCGGATGGCGTTCGATGAGGATCAATGGTGTTGAGACATTGACGCAACTGCGGCTGCTCGAACGCGTGGCTGTCAATGACGGCCAATTCGGCGAGAAACAGATAGAGCAGGTGCGAGTTCTGTATATCGGGAAGTGGGAAACCTGGCGCGAGACTGAGAAGGTCGACGCGGACGGGAAGAAGGTCTGGGTGATTCATCAGTCAGGCACCACGACAATGAAGCGCATCCCGTTTGTGCCGGTGTACGGCAAGCGCACGGGCTTTATGACCGCCGTTCCGCCGCTGATGGAACTGGCGCATGCGAACGTCGAACACTGGCAGTCGAAGAGCGACCAGCAGACCATCCTGCACGTCGCGCGCGTGCCCATACTGTTCGCAAAGAACCTCGGCGAAGCGCAGATCGTGGTCGGCGCATCCACGGCGATCAAGGCTGACGGTCCCGACGCTGACATGAAGTTCGTTGAGCACACCGGCAAAGCCATCGAAGCCGGGCGTCTGTCGCTACTGGATCTCGAAGACCGGATGCGCCAAGCGGGCGCAGAACTGTTGGTCATCAAACCCGGCAACATCACTGAGTCCCAGACGCTCGCGGACAACGAGCAAGGCATGTGTGCGCTGCAGCGCATCGCGCACGACGAGGAAGACGCGATCGACGCGGCGCTGCAACTCATGGCCGACTGGGTCGGTGAGAAGCAGGGCGGCCACGTCACGATCTACAAGGAATTCGGCGCGGCCACGCTCGCGCAGGCGTCTCTCGAGCTTCTGCGCGACATGAACATTGACGGCACGCTGTCCGATGAGTCGCTTTTCCGCGAGGCCCAGCGGCGCGGTGTGATCAGTCCCGAATTGAACTGGGAAGCAGAGAAGAGCCGCATCGCGGCGAACCTCAAGCGCCCTGCAGCGCCCGTGCTCCAAGACTGAGCGGCCGAGCGTCGAACGATTTACCGAAGGCCCCTGGCAACGCGCCCGGGGCCTTTTTCTTTGCCTGTCCGGCGGATGCCGAGGGCGCAACGCGGCGGATGCCGCACGGAATCAAGGGCGGATGCCCGAGGAAAGCCACCATGCCATTCAAGTACGACGCCGAAGGGAACATCGTCACGCAGGACGTCAACGGTCAGAAGTTGCCGGTATTCATCAGCGCCGGCGGCGGCGAAGCCCCGTTCGACGCCGATGCCACCGTCGGCAACATTTCCCGGCTCAACGGCGAGGCCAAGAGTCACCGCGAGCGAGCCGAGAAGGCGGAAGGCACCCTGAAGGCGTTTGAAGGTATCGGTGACCCCGCTGCCGCTATCGCCGCGCTGGAAACGGTCAAGAACCTGAACGACAAGAAGCTGGTGGATGCCGGCGAAGTCCAGAAGGTGAAGGACCAGGCGATCGCGTCCGTTCGCGCTGAGTTCGATCCGATCGTCAAAGAACGGGACTCGCTGAAGACGGCACTTTTCGACGAGAAGATCGGCGGCGCTTTCGCCCGCTCGAAATTCATCGGAGAGAAGGTCGCAATCCCGGCGGACTTCGTCCAAGCGACGTTCGGCAAGCACTTCTCGATCGAGGACGGAAAGATCGTGGCGAAGGACGCGAGCGGCAACCAGCTTTTCAGCCGCACGCGCCACGGCGAACCGGCCGACTTCGAGGAGTCGCTGTCGATTCTGATCGACGGCCATCCCCAGCGCGACAGCATCCTGAAGGGCTCGGGTGCCAGTGGCGGCGGCGCGAGCGGGGGCGGGAACGGCGGCGGTGGTGGCAAGCGCACGATGTCACGTTCCCAGTTCGACGCGTTGGGGCCCGCAGAAAAGGCGGCCGCAGCGCGTGATACGAATACGACGATCACGGACTGATCAGTCCAATACCCAACTGAAGGCCGCCGCGTGCGGCCATTTTTGTTTAAAGAGGCTCATCCAGATGAAGCGTTTCCTTTCCAATCTGCGCCGTATGGCGCTGGTCGCTATCGCGTTCGCGGTCGTGGCCTATCCGGCTGCGACCATGACAAAGGTCGCTTCGAAAGCCATGGAATGGTTCCATGCAATGGCACTGCGGCCGGTCGGCGGCGTGGTCCTCGGCGCTAATACTCTGACCGGCCTCATTCCCACCATCTACGAGGCGCTCGACGTCGTCTCGCGCGAATTGGTCGGAATGATCCCGGCAGTATCGCGCAACAGCAGCGGCGCGCGCGCTGCGCTCAATGAGCTGATCACCATTCCGATCGCGCCGCCGGGCACCATGGCCGACAACACGCCGGCCGTTACGGCCCCGAATACGGGTGATTCGAATATCGGCAATGTGTCGATGACCATCAGCAAATCGAAGCACGTGCCGATTCGCTGGAACGGCGAAGAGCAAAAGGGCATGAACAACGCCGGGACGTACGGTGGCGTGCTGATGAATCAGTTCGCGCAAGCGTTCCGTACCCTGGGCAACGCCATCGAGGTCGATTTGGCCACCACGGCCTATCAAAATGCGTCGCGCGCCTACGGTACGCCGGGCACGGCCCCGTTCGGCACCCCAGGTGACCTGTCGGATATCGCGCAGGTGCGCAAGATCCTCGACGACAACGGCGCGCCGCAGATCGACCTGCAATTGGCGCTTGGATCGTCCGCAATCGCCAACCTGCGCGGCAAGCAGAACGTCCTGTTCAAGGTGAATGAAGCGGGAACCGACGAGCTGCTGCGCCGGGGCATGATCGGCGAACTTGAAGGCATGGCTATCCGCAACTCGGCCGCCATCAAGCCGATCGCGAAGGGCAGCGGCGCAAGCTATACCACGGATACCGCCGGATATGCGATCGGCGCCACGCAGATAGGTCTGATCACTGGCACGGGTACCGTGCTGGCAGGCGACACGGTCACGTTCGCGGGCGACGCGAACAAATACGTGGTGGCAAGCGGTGTGACCGCGCCCGGCGTGGTCACGATCGCTGCCCCGGGCCTGCTGCAAGCCATCCCGTCTTCGGCTACGGCTGTCTCAGTGGGTGCCACGGCAACGTCGAACCTCGCGTTCAGCCGCTCTGCAATCCAACTGATTACCCGCGCACCGGCAATGCCGATCGGCCCGGATGGCAAGGCGATGGACATGGCCGACGACGTGATCCAAGTGACTGACCCTGTCACCGGCATCACGTTCGACGTCGCTGTGTACCGCCAATTCATGCAGTTGGTCTACCACGTGCGTCTGGCGTGGGGCACGCAGGCCATCAAGTCGAACCACATCGCCACGCTGCTCGGCTAATCCGGCACGAGGCTTTCCGTAACTTATCGGGGCGGCGGATTTACGTTGTCGCCCCGGATCGCATTGGAGTGACCATGCAACTCGAAACGGTCAAAGTCGTTTCGCCGGTGTCGGACGACAACCCGCTCGGCTACATCGTGATCAACAAGACGGACCTCACCGACGAGCACGAGCTTTTCGATGAAGACGGCGCGAAGAAGGAACCAGCCGCAAAGGCGCTCACCGTCGAGCAACTGAAGGCGGCGCTCGCCGATAAGGGCATCGCTATTCCGGATGGCGCGAAGAAGGCGGACCTGCAGGCACTTCTCGACAAGGCCAACGAAGGCTAAACCATGCTCACCGACGCGCAACTGACCGATGTTCGGCGGTTTATGGGGTACCCGCTCGCGGGCACGACCATGCCGATCACGAACGATCAGGACATCGTCTACGGGCGCTTCGGGATGGTGGTCATGTCCCTGTATCAGCGGCTGACGACGCTGTCTGCGAGCGAGGAAGCGGTGATGGTCACCTATCTGGCGACCCTCACTGAACTGGAATCGGCTGTGCCTGCAACCGGCGACAACCTCGACACCCAACAGGCGGCAGTCTGGAAGCACAACCCGTATGAAATGCGCGACCGTCTGGCGCTATTCGATGAGTGGCGGCGCCGCCTTTGCGCGTTCATCGGCTTTGCGCCAGGTCCGATGCTTGGCCCCGGCGGCGCGACGATTGCCCTTAGCCGGGCCTGATATACCACGATGGACGCGATTACTCTTCAGAACCGCATCTACGCGGGCTACGCGCAGGCGGCGAAGCGGCTCGGGCTGAGCTACGTGAAGTTCCGTCCGGCCAGCGCGGCGAATCCACTTGCCACGCAGACCGGTAGCCTGCTCGCGGCGTTCAATGCCGAGGATATGAGCTACGGGAAGCCGAATCGCTACGGTGATCCGGTCTGGTACGGCCTGTTCGACGGGCGGAAGACGCAGGCCGGTGACTATCTCGTCGGGCCGGGCGGCACATTCTTCATCGCAAGCCAGCAGTTACACCTGCCGATTCAATGCGTCGAGTGCAACGTCACCGTACGCGCGACCCGCGTCGCACCGGCCACCGGCGTTGGGGCCGTCGGTTACGGCGGCCCATGCGGCGAGCCCGGCGCGGGCGGCGACGACTATCTGATCGGCGACGCGACGGGCGCAGGCTGGCCGGCGTCGATCCTGTTGTTCGGGCAGCGCGAGAAGTCCATCAGTGGCCTGCCGTCCTCTTCGCAGCAGATCGGCTGGCGGATATTGCTGCCGAGGTCGGTGCCGGCGTCGGTCGTCTTCCAAGCATCTGACACTCTCTCCTGCAACCTTGGTCGGCGGTACGTCGTTCAGGGCGCGGAACTGACCGATATGGGCTGGCGCCTGACCACCACGGAACTGCACGCGTAATGGCCGACCTTTCAGACGTCAGCAACCTGATCGTGGCTCAGGTTGCCGCTTACCTGTACCCGAACGGCACGGCGAACCCGATCTCGCCCATCGTTGGGTGCGCCGTCAAGGTGTTTCCAGGCTGGCCGCAGCCCGAAGCGATGCGCGAAGACTTCGCCAGCAACATCGGGTACGTATCGGTCTACCCGTTGCCGACTGAGACAGTGCTTCGCTCCACGGTTCGCGAGTGGGAATTGCAATCGATCGCGGCCCCGACCGTGACGGTCACCGTGAGCGACGCCACCGTAACGCTCGGCGGCGCTGTGGCTGCGCCCCAGAACGTCGCGGCGATCGTTGACGGCAAGCCGTACGTCTACGGTGTACAGGCGACTGACTCGCTCGCAGGAATCGCAACGGCACTGGCCACCGCAATCAGTGCGGATCGCCCGGCGACATCGGCTGGCCCCGCTTTCACCGTTCCCGGGGCGCACTCGCTCGAGGCTCGCGTAGGTACAACCGGCAGGATCATTCGAGAACTGCGGCGGCAGCGCAAAGGCTTTCAGATCACGGCTTGGGGCAACTGCTTTGATGTCCGGGATCGGCTGGGCATGGCAATCGACCAGGCGATAGGCCCGCTCGTGCGGGCGACGCTGCCGGATGGCTCGATGGCGATCTTTCATTACCAGAGCAGCCGCCAGGACGACGCGCAGCAGAAGCAGCAGATCTACCGCCGGGACGTGATCTACGGCGTCGACTATTCCACCACCCAGATCGACAACGCTTTCGGCGTTGTTGCGCCGCAGGCTTTCATCACCGGCGGTGTTGATGCGCTGGACATTCACATTTCGTGAGGCACTCATGAATCTCGTTGTTTTGCACGCCTTTGGCAGCTACCAGAAGGGTGACCAGATCACCGATGCCGACAAGGTCGCGGCCATTCTCGAATCGGAACAGGCAGCCTATGTGGTGAAGGTCGCCACGCCGGACGATTCGGGCGGCACCAAGCCGAAATCCGGCAAGTAAGTCGCTCAACAAACAGCATTTGCAGACCGCCTCCGGGCGGTTTTTTCGTTTCCGGAGGCACAAATGCCGGTTTCTCAAGAAGGCGCGCTGAATACCACCGCGCTGATCGTCCCGGACGTCTACGTCCAGATCCTCTCGCCGCGCAACACGCTCATCAACGGCCTGCCGACCAACATCCTCGGTATCGTAGGCACTGCTCAGTGGGGCCCGGTGAACTCGCCCACGATCGTTGGCGACATGGCGGGTTACGCCCAGAACTTCGGTGCCGTGATGCCCCGAAAGTACGACATGGGCACGCAGGTGGCCGTGGCCGCGCTTCAGGGGGCCAACAACTTCCGATGTGTGCGAGTCACGGACGGCACCGACGTCGCGGCCAGCGCGGTAATAGGAGCGTCGCCGACGAACATCACGTTCACGGCGAAGTACACCGGGACGTTGGGCAATAGCCTAGTCGTGACACTGGGCACCGGCTCGGCCGCGAACTCATGGCGTGCCGTCGTAGCAATGCCCGGACAGGTTCCCGAGGTGTTTGACAACATCACTGGCACCGGTGCGGCGTTGTGGGCCAACATCGCGGCGGCCCTCAATCTGGGGCAGTCGGGCCTGCGCGGGCCGTCCCAGTTCATCGTCGCAACGGCTGGCACCGGAACCACGGCGCCGACAGCAGGCAGCACTACGCTCTCGGGCGGCACGGACGGCGCGACCACCATCACGAGCGCTACCCTTCTTGGCGTCGATACAGTGCCGCGCAAGGGCATGTATGCGCTTCGCAACACGTTCACAAGCGTTGCAATGCTGGCAGATTGCGACGACTCGACGAGTTGGACAACTCAGGTGGCGTTCGGGCTGTCCGAGGGGATTTATATGATCGCCGTCGGCCCCGTTGGTGACACGATCACGAACGCGTCGGCTACGAAAGCCAGTGCTGGCATCGACACATACACTCTGAAGCTTCTTTTTGGGGACTGGGTCTACTGGCAAGACACGGTGAACAACGTGATCCGCCTCGTCTCGCCGCAGGGCTTCGTGGCAGGTCGCTTGGCAAATCTGTCGCCCGAGCAATCGAGCCTGAACAAGCCCCTCTACGGCATTGTCGGCACGCAGAAGTCGATGCAGAACCAGTTGTACTCGAGCGCTGAGCTGCAAGCACTCGCTCAAGCTGGCATCGACATCGTCACGAACCCCATCCCGGCGGGCAACTCGTTCGGCGTGCGTATCGGACACAACGCGAGCAGCAACCCGGTCATCAACGGCGACAACTACACGCGGATGACAAACTACCTTGCATACACGCTCAACAGCGCGATGGGTAAGTTCGTCGGGAAGCTTCAGTCGACGCAAAAGAACGATCCTCTTCGTCGTCAGGCGGGATCGACCATAAGTTCGTGGCTCGAAACCATGAAGGGGGATGGTGACAATGTCGGCATGATCGACGACTTCTCCAACCAATGCGACGATCGCAATAACCCTCCGAATCGCGTCGCGCTTGGCTACTTGCAGGATGACTGCAAGGTGCGTTACCTCGGCGTCGTCGAGAAATTCATCATCAACCTGGAAGGTGGCCAGTCGGTCACCGTCACGCGCCAGAGCACGCAGCCGGCGTAACCCTCGCTGAAACATCTTGGCCCGCCGAGCGCGGGCTGTTCTCATTTCGGAGTTCGCCATGCCAGTGAATGGCTTTAACGTCGGCCGCGACGTGTCGGTCGACATCAACACGTCGACCGGCCCATTGAATTTCGGCCTAATCACCAAATTCACCGCCAAGCAGGACATCACCGACAAGAAGGTGAAGGGCCTCGACGGCATCACGCGCCACGTGCGTTTCCCGGACGGCTGGTCAGGAACCTTCGACGTCGAGCGTCAGGGGCCGGAACTCGATAACTTCTTCGCCCAGGCAGAAGACAATTATTACGCCGGTGTGGATGAGCAGGGTGGCACGATCACCGAAACCATCACCGAAGTGTCGGGCGCCGTGTCGCAATTTCGCTTCCTCGGCGTGCTGTTGAAGTACGACGACGCGGGCGACTGGTCGGGTGACGACACGGTTAAGCAGAAGGTCTCATTTGTGGCCTCGCGCCGCGTAAAGGTGTCTTGATATGACGAAGCTCATTGTGAACACGGGGACGCCGAGCGACGAAATTGTGAAGGCGGCGATGGCTGAACACTCCGTGCAGGACGCCACCGGTCGCACGCTACTACTGCGCAAGCCGGGCATTCTGGCGCAGTACCGCCTCATTGAGGCGCTGGGCGACTCGGCCAAGAACGAGGCCTATATGGGCATGGTCATGCCGTTGCTGTTCGTCGGCGCGATCAACGGCGATGCCGTGCCACCCCTGCGCACCAAGTCCGAGGTGGAGGCGCTTATCCAACGCTTGGACGACGCTGGCGTCGAGGCGGTCATGCTCGGGGTTCAGGCCCACTTCGCTCGCCAAGATCCGGAGGCGGACCGGGACGCGCTAAAAAAATAGTCAGGGCCACGCCGATCCGCGAGGCGCTTTGGCTCGTGAAGAATGGCGTGCCCTTTGATGTTGCATTCAGCGTCAACGACGCCACGCGTGCGGGCTGGGCCATCATCTTCAGCGAGATGGAAGGGCACGTATTCAACTTCCGGACGATGGAGTTCGAAAAGGCGGGGGCGAGATGAAGGAATTCGGTGATCTGGCATCGTTTGCAGCACATCTTGGGACGATGGCGGCGGCAACCGACCGTAGTCTGCACCACGGGTTGAAGAAGGTCGCGGTCGTCATCGAGAAGCGGGCGGAAACGAAGTTCGGGCATTACCAGACGAGCGTCGGGCCGTTCTCGGCGTGGGCGCCGCTTGCTGAGGCGACGAAAGCGGACCGAGTCGCCAGCGGGTTCACGCCGGACGACCCACTGCTTCGTACTGGCAGCCTGCGAGACTCGATCGGGCACCAGGTTTCCCATCTGGAAGCGATCATTGGTTCACCCGATGACCGGATGGTTTGGCAGGAACTGGGGACTGACAAGATTCCGCCCCGCCCCGTGCTCGGGCCTGCGGCGGTCGAATCGAAGAAGGAAATCGAAAGAATCGTCGCGGGGGCTGCGGTCAGCGGCCTGCTGGGCGGCGATGTAATGGCGGGTGCGTTGGCGAAGACCTACGAGGGCTGACTGCCGAAGCTCGCGAGCACGAAGAACCCCACGATCAGCACTACGGGTGCCCACAGCCACCACATCAGGATCACGAAGACGAGCCACTTCAGCAGCGGCCCGGCCCACGAGCCTGATACCCGCTCGACCTTTGTTCGGCGGATCCTCGGGTACTGGACGAAGCTGAATCGTTCGGCCGCCCATTCATGCATCCGATAGAGAAACTTTCCCATGTTTGAAGCCTATTCGATTGGCATCCGCGTGCGGCTGGTCAACCTGGCAACGCAGGGGCTGGCGTTGCTCGGCAAGGACATCCTCAAGACGCATGGTCAAGCGGTCCAACTCGAGAAGCAACTCAACGCCCTGAAGCTTGCAGGCGCGGGCTTTGCGGCGCTGAAGATCGGCGACGGCATGCTGGGCTCGCTTGGAAAAACTCTTGAGGTGTCCAAGGAGTATACGCGACAGCTTTCGCTTATGGGAGCGTCAGGGATGTCGCAAAAGGACATCGCCGAAGCGACCGGCGCCGCGTGGAAGACCTCGAAGGACGTCCTCACAAGCAGCGCAGCGGAAAACCTTGCAGCCATTCGCGAGCTGCGCTCGGTCTTTGGCACCGAACACATGCCCGAGGCCTACGGCATCCTGCCGACGGTGCAGCGCACGCGCGCGGTCATGGAAGCGCTGAGCGGCAAGCCACAAGAGCACGTGGCATTCGATATGGTGAAGGCCATCGAGCTGCGCAACACCGGCGCGATGAGCATGGAAACCATGCAGCGCAACGCCGACATGATGGCTCGGACGATGATGGCGTTCGGTGGCACGTTGAACGTGCACGACTATCACATGGCCCTCAAGACGGCGAAGACATCCGGCATGCGGCTGGACGACGATTTTGTCTACAAGTACCTGCCGACCCTGATGCAAGAGGTGAAGACGGGGAGTGGTGGTGCGCAGTCAGCCGGCACCATCCTTGAGACCATGCGGCGGGCGGTTGCCGGCGGCCGCATCCCGGAAAAGATGATCGGCAACTGGCTGGACGCAGGCCTGATCAACGCGAACGGGGTCGGGCGGGGTGGTTCGGGAAATCGTCACATCAAGCCCGGCGCTGTGATGGGGACAGAATTGTTCCTGTCGAACCCGTTCGAGTGGGCAAACACAATTGCCCGCCCGGCAATCGAAAAATTGATGAAAACGCGGAATGTCGGCTTCGACACCGCGACTGCCATGCTCTTCGGCGATCGCAACGCCGAATTCGGAGTTTCGACTCTCATTAAGAAGGCTGCCCAGTTTGAGCGCGACCGGAAGCTTGTCGAGTCCGAAGGCAACAGCATCGACACGTATCAGAAGCTGCTGAAGACGAATCCGCAGCTCGCATCGGACGCGATGCACAAGCAGTGGGAAAACGTGCAGGCACGCCTTGGCTATGAGGTACTTCCGCGCCTGATTCCGTACATGATCAAGTTCGCCGACTCACTCGACGGCATCTCGCAATGGATGCAGCGCAACGGCGGCGCGACCAAGGCCATCGCTTTCGGCTTCGTCGGCTTGGCGGTTGGCCTCTCGGTGCTCGGGCGAGTACTCATGACGGCCGGCATCATCAAGTTTCTCGGACTCGGCCCGGTGATTGGCCGGTTCTTCGGCGTGATCGGCACCGGCCTTCTCTGGCTGGGCAGGGCGGTGCTCTTCATTGGGCGCGCGCTGTTACTTAACCCCGTCGGGCTGGTGATCACGGCGATTGCGGCGGCGGCGTACCTGCTCTGGCGAAATTGGGATGAGGTGGGGCCAAAGCTGACGGCCGCGTGGGAAACCGTAAAAGCGGCTCTCGGTGCGGTGGCCGATTGGATCGTCTCCAAATGGAAATGGGTGAAATCGCTGCTGCCGTTCGGAGACGACGACAAGGAAACGACTTCGCCGGCATCGCCAGGTGTACCCAGTGCGCCGACGGCAGTGCCGGCTCGGTACGAGAGCCGTTACGTCGCGACGCGAGATCAGGGGGAGCGCCCGTTGCAAGCGAAGCTGTTCCTGACCGAGAGCGGTCGCCGAGAGATCGCGTCTAGCACATCGGCCATCCAAGCTCGGGAGGTATCTCGTCCGCTCGGATCCGGCATGTATGACGTTGGCCTCGGCCTTCCGCCTGTTGGCATGAACTACGCAAAATGACCCCTGACACCGTTCTCACGCTCGGCGACTTCTCGTTCACGCGCACCGAAGTTCCCGAGCAGATTCCGTTTGGCGGGCAGCAGGCGCTTGTCGTGCACAAAATGGTTGGCGGCGTGCGTCATGTGCAGGCGATGGGGGACGACCCTATGCCGCTGGCGTGGTCGGGACTGCTTTTCGGCTCGACAGCACTTGAGCGCGCGCTGTACCTGAAGACGCTGAAGGAGTCAGGGCAGGAACTTGAGCTGATCTGGTCCGAGCTGTACTACCTCATCGTCATTCGCGAGTTCGTCGCGGACTTCGAGCGCCAGTATCAACTGCCGTACCGCATCAGTTGCGAGGTCGTCGAGGATCTGACGCGCGCGGTACGCGACGTGCCTGACGCAGGCATCGACGACCTGGTGAACGATGACATGCTGACGATCAACGGACTTAGTGACCTGATCGGTGACGGGCCACTCTCGTCTCTCGTCGGCGGTTTGAATTCGGCGATCAGCGCCGTTTCGAGCACTGCGAAGGCAGCTCAGAGCACGATCAACGGCGTGTTGCAGCCGCTCAACGCGGTGCGCTCGCGGGTACAGACGCTGATCGCCTCGGCGAACAACACGCTGCTGAATGTCACCACGCTGGGGGGCATCCTGCCGAATAACCCAGTGTCGCAGAACATCATGCGTATGACGCGCCAAGTGACCGCCGCCACTCAGTTGCCGGTGCTTGTGCAGCTCAATACGGTGGCGGGGCGGCTCGGAAAGAATCTCGGCACCGTCAACGCCGGGACGAAAAGCGTGGCGCTCGGCGGCGGCAATCTCTACCGGGTGGCGGCCAACGAGTATGGCGATGCGATGGGGTGGACGACAATCGCGGCGGCGAACGGCATCACAGACCCGACGCTCATGGGCGTGAACTCGGTAAAGATCCCGCCGTATAACGTTCCTACGGGGGGCGTATTCAATGCGTAGCCTCAACCCGGTGCCATTGGGACCGATGGCGACGTGGCCGCGCGGTGCTGTGAAGCTGAATGACACGCTGATTTCAGGCTGGGTGAGTTGGGAAGCCGAATCGAACAGCTTCTACTCGGCGGACACGTTCCGTGTGACGTTCGTAGCCGACAAGTTGCCGCCCGACCGCGACAAGCGTTGGTTTTCCGAGCAGGAAGACATGTTCGTCGAGTTGTTCGGCGGATATGTGGAAGATCCTGAGCGATGCAGCCTCACGGATCTGACCAGTGAACTGTACGGTCGCGTTGACGATATCGATTTCGACATAGTTGCTGGCACATTCGAACTGGTGGGGCGCGACCTGACGTCCGCCTTCATCGACGCAAAAACGACCGAGAAGTGGCCGAATCTGACCGCATCGGCAATCGCCACCCAGTTGGCCGAGCGCCATGGCCTGACGCCGGTGGTTACGCCCACCACGGCCAAGGTCGGGAAGTACTACGAGATCGACCACGTCAACATGTCGGACCAGCGCAGCGAGTGGGACGTCCTAACCTACCTCGCGCATCTCGAGGGATTCGTCGTGTACGTGTCCGGTCGCGAGCTGCACTTCGAACCCAAGACGGACCCGAACGCGACGCCTTACGTCATCCAGTGGGTGCCACCCGACGAGTCGAGGGGGTATCCGACATCCAACGTGATCGACATGAAGTTCACGCGTTCGCTGACCGTCTCGCGCGGCATTCAGGTCGTTGTGCGCACGTGGAATGCCAAACAGAAAAAAGGGCTCACGGTGTCGTACCCCAATAAGGCGAAGACAACGCAGGCGGGCAAAGCGAAGCCGTTTGGCGGCGCGCAAATCTACAGCTACACCATCCCCGGCCTCACGCAGGAACAAGCGCTGCAGCGGGCTCAGACGATCTACGCCGAACTCGTCGCGCACGAGATGAAGCTAACGGTGCCCCGTATGCCGGCCGATTCAGCCCTCGACATCAAGGTGATAGTCGAGGTGGCTGGGACCGGGACCGCGTGGGATCAGCGCTACATCCCCGACAGCATCGTGCGCCGCATGAGCATGTCCGACGGCTATGCCATGTCACTGAACGCGAAGAACCATGCACCCGACTCGACGGTGACGCTATGAATCCGCACGCGCTTGCGAATGCCATGCGTGGCCTGGCTCAGTTGAACGCGGGGACGCGGTCTGAGTCGCGCGACGGAACGATCAGCAGTTATGACCCCAACGCGCACGCGGTAAAGGTGCTGTTGCAGCCGGAAGAGACGGAAACCGGCTGGATCCAGCTTGCGGCGGCGGCCGTTGGCGCCGGGTGGGGTGTTGTCTTCGCCCCTTCCATCGGCGACGCCGTCCAGGTGGATTTCATCCTCGGGAACGCCGAGACGCCGAAGATCGTTGCGCGATTCTTCAATGACGTCGACAACGCGATTGGCGTGCCGGCCGGCGAGTACTGGATGGTGCACCGGAGCGGAAGTTTCATAAAGCTGGTGTCGAACGGCGATATCGATGTGAACTCGGTCGGAAACTTGAACGCCACGGTGACGGGTAAGACCACGGTACGTGGGACGGGTGACATTTCCCTTGTCAGTGACACGAAGGTCTCTGTCAACGCGCCAATGGTCAGTATCAACGGTGCATAGCCATGCGAATCTGCGCAACCACGCCGATCCCTGATTTCAATGGGCTGTACGAGGCGGCCCGCGCATCGATGACCTTCCCGCCGCAAGGGATCACGGTACCCGCGCTGCCCAGTTTGCGGAACCCGATCTACCCGGGGCTCTCGCGAACCAACGACGAGATCGTGCAACTGGTGCAGGAATTGCAGTCATACCAGATGCTCACGACCTTCAGCAGCTTCTTGAATCCGTTGACTTCGTTTCTGGGGCTGTCACCGGCGTCGATATTGCCGAAGATCCCCGGTACCGCGCTGAACCTTATCGATCTGCTGGCGATGTCACCGGGGGCGATCTATGACGGCGTCGCGGCTGCGCTGGCCGAGTACGGAAGTGGCATCTTCCCCTTCGTGAAGACACCGATCTTTCAGGGACTGTCGATTCCGTCGATCGAGATCGTCACCACGGTGAAGATGGCCATCAAAGGCTACATGAACACGTTGTTGGGCACGGTGTCCGGCCTGATCGATCAGGTGACCGGAAAGCTGAAGCTTCCGGGCATGCCTGCGCTTCCCACGCTGCCGTCGTTCGAGGCCATCTCAGCGCAGATCATGGGCGCGTTTCCGGGGTTCCCTGACCTTTCTGCGCTGATCAGGTCGGGAAGTGTGTCGCTGAATGCGCTTCTGGCATCAGTGGGCGCTCTCGTCCCGGCCTTCCCGGCGTTGCCCGCGCTACCCGAGCCGCTCATCCCCAACCTGAGCAGCTTCGAACACGAGTTCAACGAGGGGCTCAACGTCCTCTACTCGTCGCTCGTTGCCTACCCGATGACGCTGATCATGAATTTCGTGACCAGCACGCTTTCGATGCTGGGATTCAGCTTTCCGGCGATGTGCATCACATTCTGAGGGACCCATGCCGGACTTGAACCATATCTGGGGCTCGGACCTGGCGGTCTCGGCTTCCGGTGACTTGCTGATGGTGGGGGGCGCCGATCAAACACAGCAACGTATCCTGCGGCGCCTGATGACCAACCCGCGCGGGCCTGCGGTGGGCGGCGTGCCGCCTGAGCCGGGCGACTACATCTTCCATCTGGACTACGGTGCCGGCCTGCCGCGAGAGGTCGGGCGCACCATCGATATCGGCCGGATCCGCGCCAAGATCAGGGGGCAGATCCTGCGTGAGGCGACGGTGGCCCGTCAGCCGGCCCCTGTCATCACCGTCCAGGCCATCCCGCAGGGTGTCAGCGTATCGATCCGCTATACCGACAATCAGACCGGCCAGCCAGCCACACTCAGCTTCAACGTGAATCAATGACCATTTCCACGAAAGACTTCGTGACGCTGGTGCGCGAGCAGGTGACCGCGATTCAGGGGGGCGCGACCGCGCTCGTTGATCTGACGATCGGCTCGACGCTGCGTGCCGTTGTCGAAGCGACGGCCTCGGTGGCACTTTGGCTGCAATCGCTCATCTTGCAGTTGCTCGTCATCACCCGGGCCTCAACTTCGAGTGGGCCAGACCTCGACTCGTGGATGGCCGATTTTGGTCTGACGAGAATCCCGGCGGTCGCCGCGAGCGGCCTCGTGACGTTCTCACGTTTCACGCCGACCCAGGGCACTACCGTCGCAGTTGGGGCGCTCGCGCAAACGCGCGACGGCACGCAGACGTTCGCTGTGACGCTGGATGCGACGAACAGTGCCTACGATCCGACGCAGAACGCATACGTCCTGGCACCGGGTACCTCGTCGGTCACGGTGCCTGTGCTCGCGCAGACACCGGGAACAGGCGGCAACATAGTCGCGGGAGCGGTGAATACCATCGTGCAGGCAATGCCGGGCATCGACACGGTTAGCAACTCGGTTGCTTTCATCAACGGTGCGGACGCGGAAACCGACCCTGCTTTGCGTACGCGCTTCATCGCCTACATCAACAGTCTGTCGAAGGCGACGAAGGCGGCCGTGCTGTATGCGGTGCTGTCCTTGCAGCAGAACGTGAGCGCGTCGATCACCGAGAACTACCAGCGAAGCGGTCTGTGGCAGCCGGGCTTCTTCTACGTGATCGTCGACGACGGCACTGGAAACCCGTCTGACACGCTGGTTGCTTCCGCGGCGAATGCGATCGAGAGTGTTCGACCGCTGAGCGTGACATACGGGGTGTTCAAGCCCAATACGCTGACCGCCAATGTGGCAATGATCGTCGCTACTGCCGTTGGGTACGATCACGCGGCCACCGCCGCGCTTGTGACCACGGCGATCCAAAACTACATCAACGGATTGGGGCTTGGCGTGTCGCTGAGCTACACGCGTTTAGCGCAAACCGCGTACGCAGCGTCTGATGGCGTGACGAACGTCACCGGGGTGACACTGAACGGTGGAACGTCCGACTTGGTCGCGAGCCCGCAGCAGACGATCAAGTCGGGCACGGTGCAGGTGACCTGATGACTGGTGATCAACAAGATATGTTTCAGCGCCTTCGCGCGCTGCTGCCGACGACCTGGTTTCCCGGTGTTGCGCTCATTCTCGATGCGCTGCTGAACGGCGTCGCGTACGCGATGAGCTTCGCGCATTCGCTTTGGGCCTACGCCAAGTTGCAGACGCGCATCGTGACAGCGACCGACGGCTGGCTCGACATGATCGCGTGGGACTTCTTCGGGACGTCGCTGCTTCGCGCGCCGGGACAATCTGACGATTCGTTCCGCATCCGGATTGTCATCAACCTGTTGCGAGGGAAGGGCACTCGGCCGGCGATGGTGCAGGTGCTCAAGGATGTCACCGGGCAGGTGCCGGTCATCTTCGAGCCAAACCGGCCGATGGATATCGGCGCGCTTAATTCGCCCACATCGGCAGGCTATTGCGGCGTCGCGCGCATGGGCTCGATGGCAGTTCCCTACACGGCCATGATCACGGCGTTTCGACCGGTGGCCGCCGGTGGCAGTGCTGGTGCCGCGTACTGCAGGGCGCCGAGCCGCTCGGCATTGAATACGCCGCTCGCTTCCTCGTACACGAACTCGTCTAGCTATACGCGCGCTTCGGCAACCGATGCCGACATTTACGCCGCCGTCGATGCGGTAAAGCCCGTTGGGACTGTCATGTGGGTCGCAATCCGCTAAGACCGACACACCTTCATTTACCAGGGCCGCCATGTGCGGCCCTTCTTCATTTCGGGGGCCATCCTTGAATCGTCTCATCACCCAAATCGGCCAGTCCATCTACGAGTGGTTTTTCACCAAACCCGCGCAGGACAACATGGTGGCGTTGGGTAAGCTCTCCGCAGCCGTACTGGGCACTGCACCGATCGCGAACGGGCTCGCGTGCACGCCAACGTCGCCAGCCACGCTGCAGGTGACAATCGGTGCGGGCGAATTGTATGCGCTGGCACCGCTTGAGGCGTCGGTTTATGGCACGTTGCCGGCCGACACCACGCACCTGGTGGTCAAACAGGGGATTTCGCTTGATCCGGTGTTGGTGTCATGTGCGCCACCACCGACGGGGGGGCAGGCGATTAACTACCTGGTTCAGGTCCAGTATCAGGATCTGGATGTGAGTCTCGACCCGACGACCGGCAACCCCACGCCGGTCGTGCTGCAGTTCTACAACTCGTCGAACCCCTCGCAGCCATGGCAAGGCCCTAACAACAGTGGGCAGACGAGCAACACGATTCGGAAGGGAATTGTGGCGGTTCAGACGAAGGCGGGTATCGCTGCGCCGACTGGATCGCAGGTGACGCCGGCGCCGGATGGCGGGTGGACAGGGTTGTGGGTTGTCACTGTCGCGAACGGCCAGACGACGATCACGGCGGGAAACATCACGCAGTACAGTGGTGCGCCAATCTTGTCCGAGACGCTCACTCAGAAGATCAGCCAAGCTACGGGGGACGCGCGCTACGCGGCGCTTGCAGGATCCACCGCGCAATTGTTTTCCGTGGCCCCAGCTACCCAGCCGCAGCACGCGGCGCAACTTGGGCAGATCGCGGCAGTGCAGGGCGTTTTTAAGAATCTGAAGGTCGCAGCGCTCGGCGTCAACAACAGTTCGGCTGTGGTGACGGTAGATGAGCTTGTGCTCGAAAATGGCAGCAATCTTTATGCGTCGGTGCGTGGCGTGAACGTCACGATCAACGCTGCTGGCGCGGTGGGGCAACCTAACAGTCTGAGCACGGGAGCGCTCGCGGCGAGCACCTGGTACTACGTCTGGGTTTGGTACAACGGGACGACCGTTTGCGGCACGTTGGACCCGAGCGCCACGGCGCCGACGGCGCCTTCGGGCTACACGGCGGCCTATCGCGCCCGTGTCGGAGCTGTTCGCACCGATTCCAGTGGAAATAAGTACTTGCTGCAGACGCTGCAGTACGGACGAAAAGCGCAGTACGTCGTCAACGCTACCGCCGGTTCGAACGTGGTGAATTTGCCCGCACTCGCGAGTGCAGTCGTGGGAAATCCGGATGCCCCCACCTATTCAGCCATCGCCACTGGGGCTTTCGTGCCATCTACCGCAAGTGAAATCGATTTGGTGATGAAAGCCGGATCGGCTAGCGGTCATTCGATTTGCGCGCCTAATAGCTCTTACTCAAACGCGACTTCGACAATTGGGACGCCTCCGATGGTGATTTGTATTTCTGCGTATGGCCCCGCGCCGATTGTTACGCGGGCTTTGATTACGTTGGAAAGTACGAATATCTATTACGCGAGCAATGATTCGTCGTATGGGGTTCTTCTGTGCTGTGGATGGGTCGACAATATTTAAAGGGAAACAACAATGGGCTACGCGATTAACCAATCGAATGGGTTCCGTGCCGTCGACGCTGCCTCCGACTGCAATTCTGGCGAAACCTATTATGCCGAACTGCCAAGTCCTTGGCCTCCGGCGCCGACACTTAGCGAAGCGCGGAAGTCGCAAAGCGCAGTGATCGATTCGGCCTACGCGGCGGCGGCACAGATGGACGTCTCTTACACGACCACCGCTGGCGCGACCAAAACGTATCAGGCCGACTGCAGCGGATCGACCGGCTTGGACAGCCAGAGCGTGCTGCTGAAGGCCGTCACCGGTTATGGGGTTGTCGGCGCGGTCCCGAGCGGCTTCACATGGAAGTCTGCAGACAACACGCTGGTCTCGTTCACGCTCGACGACCTGAAAGGGCTGTACGCCGCAATGCTCGCTCAAGGAAGCGCGGCGTTCACGAAGCGCGCCGCGCTGAAGGAAGAAATCGCGGCCGCCACGACGATCGAAGCCGTTCAGGCCATCACCTGGGGCTGATGCCCCAACTCTGAGATTCCAAGATGCCACGAATCGATGCTGCCACAGCCGGCGGCAGGAACGCGCTCGCCTTTCTGGACATGCTTCCGGTGAGCGAGCTGGGTCGGCTGGCGATGGCTAACTCCGATGACGGCTACAACGTCATTGTCGGGGGCAGCCAGGCCAAACCGACGCTATTCACCAACTACCAGGATCATCCGCGCACCAAGGTGACGCTTCTCGACAAGAACGGGAGGCCCAAGATCGACCCGAGGACGGGAAAGCCGCTGCTGTCGACTGCGGCGGGGCGGTACCAGATCCTGTCATGGATCTACGACGGGTATCGCCTGCAATTGCGCCTTCCCGACTTCTCGCCGCGAAGCCAGGACTTGATTGCGCTTCGTCTCATCCGCGAGTGCGGTGCGATGCCGGACATCGCTGCCGGGCGCATCTCGGCCGCGATCACGAAGTGCGCAAGCCGATGGGCGAGCCTG